CTGGGAGTTCAATGATTTCCCATTCATCACCATCACGATCCACCATAGATTGTAGAATCCTGCCTGTTAGGTCTCGTTTAGCCCAACGGGTCATCACCACTACAATCGAACCTCCAGGTTGTAAACGCTGACGTGGACCTGAGGTGTACCACTCAAATACTTTATCGTATACCGATGGATCTCCAGCGGCTAACGCTGCTTCTTGCTCCGAATGAGGATCGTCAATGATGAGAAGATCAGCTCCTTTACCAGTGACAGTACCACCAACACCAATAGCAAAATACTCACCATTGGCATTAGTAGACCAACGGCCAGCAGCTTTAGAGTCAGAGCGAAGGGCCACGTTTGGGAATATTTTGCCATATACCTCAGAGTCTACCAGATTTCGCACCTTTCGTCCAAACCCAACTGCAAGTTCAGCTGTATTAGAACATTGGATAATCTTCTTTCCTGGAAACCTTCCTAAGAACCATGCAGGGAGTAAAAAGGATGCAAACTCAGACTTTGTGTGTCGAGGAGGCATGTTAATGATTAATCGTTTGATCTCACCATTAGCGATCTGTTCAAACTTCCTCGCCATTAAAACATGGTGTCTTCCATGAATAAATCCAGGCCACATCGTAGTTACAAACTTCATAAAGTCTTCACTGCCTTCTTCACGAAGTAAAGCATTGTCATACTCTCTGACTTGCAGTTGGGTTTGGACGAAAGGTGCGAAATCTGGTAGACTCTGAGGTCTATGCGAAAATATTCCCAAATGTCGCCCTTCGGTCTGACTCTAAAGCTGCTGGTCGCTGGAGTACAAATCATAATGGCGAATACTTTGCTATTGGGGTAGGCGGTACGGTTACAGGTAAGGGCGCTGATCTTCTGATTATTGACGATCCACATTCAGAACAAGAAGCTAAGTTAGCGCAAAGTAATTCTGAAGTCTTTGACCAAGTGTATGAATGGTACACATCAGGCCCTCGCCAGCGTTTACAGCCGGGCGGGGCGATTGTGATTGTGCAAACTAGATGGTCAAAGAAAGACTTAGTTGGCAGGATTTTGCAAAGCTCGATAGAACGAGACGGAGAAACATGGGAGTTAATAGAGTTCCCTGCAATCTTGCCTTCTGGCAATCCCTTATGGCCTGAGTTTTGGAGCTACGAAGAACTAGCAGCATTAAGAGACGAACTTCCTGCGGCAAAGTGGAATGCACAGTATCAGCAAAGCCCAACCTCTGAGGAAGGCGCACTCATCAAAAGAGAATGGTGGAAAGAGTGGGAAAAAGAAGACCCGCCGAAATGCGATTATTTACTACAGAGTTGGGATACGGCGTTTTCAAAATCCGAAAGGGCTGACTATTCGGCATGTACGACTTGGGGCGTGTTTTACCCCAATGAGAACCCTGAAGACCCAAACATCATTTTGTTAGACGCATTTAAGAAACGCATGGAATTTCCAGAACTCAAGGAAATTGCACTAAGATATTACAAAGAGTGGGAACCGGATTCGTTTATTGTTGAAGCCAAAGCCTCTGGCGCACCGTTAATATATGAGTTGCGTGCTATGGGAATCCCTGTGCAAGAGTTTACGCCGACTAGGGGTAATGATAAGATTGTGCGCGTAAACGCTATTTCAGACTTATTTGCATCCGGCAAAGTGTGGGCGCCTCCTAAAAGATGGGCAGAAGAAGTGATAGAAGAACTAGCAGCCTTCCCAAATTCAGATCACGATGACTTTGTTGACAGCACGTCCCAAGCCTTACTTCGTTTTCGCAAAGGCGGTTTTATTCGCCTGCAAACGGATGAGATAGATGAACCAAGATCATTTAGGCGCAAAGGCGCTTATTACTAAAGGCAAGGTATGGATGACGAGCTTCTATCCGCGCTGACATATAACCCTCGCCTTGCGGCAAAGGGCAAACAGCGGCGCGAGCGCAATGCAGAAGTTGGCGACCCGTCTGACATAGCAGAACTTGTTGCGGGTTTTCATCCAGTTATGGGACCTGCATTATCGGCAAAAGACTTAAAAGAATCATATGATAATAACGATAAAGTAGGCATGGGATTGGCGGCGCTAGGACTGCTTCCCGTTGTTGGAGGCGCAGCCAAGCCAATTGCTAAAGCATTAAGTAAACCATCATATGACGCATTTAAAGCATTGCCTGATGTTGAAAATATGTTTAGAACATCGCGTGGATCAACGTATGCTCACCACAAAGATTCAACCACAACCCGCAACCGCTCAGGCGCAAACCATTCTGATAAGTCAGAGGGGCTTCAACCAAGGTCTGGTAAAACTGTTTTTTTAGACCCTCAAGACGTTAATTTTGTTGGCGGCTACTTTCAGAATCCAGACATGGCAACCAAGGTTGTGCCTATTTTTGATAAAAGCGGGAAACCAACGGGCAAGCTTGGCGTTGAGCTATTAGAAGATTATGGACCACGCAAGGCTGGAGAACGCCTGCACGAGGCTTCTTATAAAACAAAACCAGAGGTTGGTTTAAGTCCTTTGGAGATTTACAGCAGCGAAAGTAAAATTGGCGACACAGGCAGAGGCATTCATTTTGGCAATGCAATTGATGAAGTCATCCCGCGTTACGCGCAAGGCGGCGCAATCAAAATGCCAGATAGTTACTCTAATGGTAGCTGGAAGTTAATCTAAGGATAAGTCATGGAAAAAGGTTTATACGCCGCCCCCCTTGGGATGGACGATCAAGAAGAAGATGCCCTTGAGATTGAGATTGTTGATCCCAAGATGGTCACGCTATCGGATGGCAGCGTAGAGATTACCTTGATCCCTGATGCCGAAGAGAATGACGATGGTGAGTTTTCTGCCAACCTTGCAGAAACAATTGAAGACGGTGAGTTGCAATCCTTGGCATCTGAACTGCTTGAGTTGGTCGATGGCGATGTGAACAGCCGCAAAGATTGGGCAGATACTTACGTCAAAGGATTAGACGTTCTTGGTTTTAAATACGAAGAACGCACAGAGCCTTGGCAAGATGCGTGCGGAGTGTACTCAACAGTCCTTGCAGAAGCGGCAATCCGTTTCCAAGCAGAGGCAATGTCTGAGACCTTCCCTGCGGCGGGACCTGTCCGTACACAGATTATTGCTAAGATCACACGCGAGAAAGAAGAAGCTGCCAAACGTGTCGAAGCCGACATGAACCATGAACTTACAGACGTGATGGTCGAGTACCGCCCTGAGCATGAACGTGCGTTGTATTCGCTAGGGCTTGCGGGTTCAGCGTTTAAGAAGGTGTACTTTGATCCAAGCCTAAACAGACAGGTTTCAATCTACATTCCGGCAGAAGATGTAATCGTGCCTTATGGCGCATCGCATATTGAATCGGCAGAGCGCGTGACACACATCATGCGTAAGACTAAAAACGAGGTTAAGAAACTTCAAGCTAGTGGCTTTTACTGTGACGTAGACTTAGGCGACCCAGAGACATTTCACACTGACATTGAAAAGCGCAAAGCCGAAGAGGGTGGTTACACCCTAAGTGACGACGAACGCTATTCGTTGTGCGAAATTCACATTGACTACTGCATTCCCGGCATTGACGATGAAGATGATCTTGCCAAGCCGTACGTCATTACGATTGAAAAGAGTACCTCTACCGTTCTTGCTATTCGTAGGAACTGGAACCCAGAGGATGAGCTAAAGCTCAAGCGTCAACACTTCGTGCATTACGTGTATGTCCCCGGCTTTGGCTTTTACGGCATGGGGTTGATTCATATCATCGGAGGATACGCCCGTGCGGGTACTTCTATTATTCGCCAGCTTGTTGATGCTGGCACTCTTAGTAATCTTCCCGGTGGTCTTAAGTCTCGCGGTCTGCGGGTAAAAGGTGACGACACCCCCATTGCTCCGGGCGAGTTTCGTGATGTAGATGTGCCAAGCGGTGCAATCAAAGACAACATCATGATGATGCCTTACAAGGAGCCAAGCCAAACGTTGCTAACTCTCTTGCAAAAGATCACCGATGAGGGTCGTAGACTCGGTGCAATTAGCGACATGAACATCTCTGACATGAGTGCCAACGCACCTGTCGGGACAACACTAGCTTTACTTGAGCGCACGCTCAAACCTATGGCGGCAGTACAGTCGCGTGTCCACTACGCGATGAAGCAAGAGTTCAAGCTGCTCAAAGCGATCATGGCAGACTACGCGCCAGAAGAGTATGAGTACGAACCAGACCAAGGTGAGCCAAAAGCCAAGAAATCTGACTACGCGCTTGTTGACGTCATCCCAGTAAGTGATCCCAACAGCAGCACAATGGCGCAGCGGGTGGTTCAGTATCAGGCTGTACTGCAAATGGCACAACAAGCACCACAGATTTATGATTTGCCACAACTTCACCGCCAGATGATTGAGGTGCTGGGCATAAAGAACGCTGATAAGTTAGTTCCGACTACTGAAGATCAGAAGCCCAAAGACCCTGTTTCAGAAAACATGGCAATTTTGATCGGCAAACCGGTCAAAGCGTTTATCTACCAAGACCAAGACGCGCATATTGCATCGCATACGTCCTTCATGCAAGACCCAATGATTGCCGCAGGCATGGGTCAGAACCCGATGGCACAGCAAATGATGGCAAGTTTGCAGGCGCACATCGCAGAACACATGGCGTTTAGGTATCGCAAGCAAATTGAAGAGCAATTGGGGGTGACTTTACCTGCACCAGACGAAGAACTGCCAGAAGATATAGAAGTTCAGTTGGCAAGGCTCGTGGCAGACGCTGGCAAGCAGCTTACTCAGGTGCATCAGCAAGAAGCCGCGCAGCAACAGGCTCAACAACAGCAGCAAGACCCGTTATTCCAGTTGCAACAGGCTGAAGTGCAGCTTAAAAAGGCTGATATTGACCGGAAAACGCAAAAAGACCAAGCAGATGTGCAATTAGCCGTGGCTAAACTTGAATTAGATAAACAAAAGTTGGATATTTCGGCGGAAAACGAGGCAAATCGCCTTGCATCGCAGGACAGAAACGCAGAAAACAGTCAAAAACAGGCTGCAAATAGCCATAAATTGGACTTTTTAAAAACCTATATGGCTCCAAAAAAGGGTGAATAAACATGGCAAATACCGTCTTTGACGCGCTGATTAAAAAGTTAAACGAGCATAAAAGCTCTGCTACTGAGTTCATGGCTGATGGGGGTTGTAAAGACTACACCCATTACCGGAATATGTGCGGACTGATTCAAGGTCTAAGCCTCGCACAGCGTGAAATCCTCGACCTAGCGCGTAACTATATGGATGATGACAATGACTGAACAAGTCGAAGTAACCGAAGAAGAAATGGAACAGCAGCTACCTAAACCTGTTGGCTACAAGCTTCTAATCGCACTCCCAACAGTTGAGGCAGAATTTGACTCTGGGATTCTGAAGGCGGAACGCACGCTTAACGAAGAGCGGATCATGACAACTATTGGGTTGATCTTGGATATGGGTGCAGAAGCCTATAGCGATAAAACCCGTTTTCCAAATGGCGCTTGGTGCAAGATTGGGGATTATGTTGTTATTCGTCCACACACTGGCACACGGATTCATGTCAATGGGCAAGAGTTACGCCTAATCAACGATGACAGCATCGAAGCTGTTGTTGCCGACCCGCGTGGTATTACGCGTGCTATCTAAAGGATAAATTATGGCAATGGAACCAGTCGAGTTTGGGTTTGAAGACCTAGACAAACAAGACTTTAAAGTTGAGGTTGAAGGTCGTGTTTCTGAAAAAGAAGTCGAGGTCGAAATCCCACAGGATAAAAAGCCGGAAGTAGAAATCGAGATTGTCGATGACACGCCGCCCAAGGATCGTGGTCGCAAACCGTCTGATCCGCCAGAAGACCCCACAGACGAGGAACTAGAGGGCTACTCTGAGAAAGTGCGTAAACGCATGAGCCATTTAACCAAGGGCTACCATGATGAACGTCGCGCAAAAGAGACAGCTTTTCGTGAGAAAGAAGAGGCAATCCGGTACGCCCAACAAATCCTTGAAGAAAACAAAAATCTAAAGGGTACGGTTGGCAAAAACCAAGAGGTTCTTCTTGAACAAGCCAAACGCGCTACGGCGGGCGAGGTCGAGCAAGCCAAAGCCAAGTACAAGTTGGCGTACGAATCAGGCGACTCTGATGCCGTTGTTGCAGCGCAAGATGATTTAACTGCCGCAAAGATTAAAGCAGATCGCATAAATAATTTTAAGTTACCTACTGTACAAGCACCAGAAACTGAAGTACAAAGACAACAAACCGCCCCCGCTCAACCTCAAGTTGATGAAAAGGCTGTGAATTGGCAACAAAACAATTCATGGTTTGGTTCAGACGACGAGATGACGAGCTTCGCTCTAGGGCTGCACCAGAAATTAGTAAAACAGGGTTTAGACCCTCGCTCAGACGAATACTACGAGAAAATCAATTCTCGCATGCGCCAAGTTTTTCCAGACGAGTTCGATGCAGATGAAGAAGTTGAGGTTGAAAAACCACGGCAGAGATCAAATGTAGTCGCCCCCGCAACGCGCAGCACCGCGCCAAAGAAGATTGTGCTGACCCCCACTTCGGTAGCTCTTGCCAAACGGCTTGGAGTTCCACTTGAAGAATACGCCAAACAGGTTGCTTTAGGAATGAGGAAATAATCATGGCTCAAAATCGTTTACCACAAGACATGCAAACTCGCGAAACTGATGTTCGCCCACAATCATGGGTTGACCCAGATAAACTGCCTAGCCCCAAGCCTCAGGCTGGCTGGTCATTTCGTTGGATTCGTATCTCTACACGCGGCGAGGCTGATGCCACGAATTTTTCGTCACAGATTCGTTCTGGATGGGAACCCTGCAAAGCAGTCGATCACCCCGAAATCCAAATTCTGATCGTTGAAAATGCTCAGTTTAAGGACAATATCGTGATTGGTGGTTTGATGCTGTGCAAGCAACCAAAAGAACGTATTGCAGCACGCGAAAATTACATTAACCAAAAAAATGATAATCAGATGCGTGCTGTTGATAACAACTTTATGAAAGAAAATAATCCTGTTATGCCGCTTTTTAGTGAGCGCAAATCACGGGTTAGTTTCGGTTCCGGTAATCAAACATAGGAGTCTTAAATGGCTTATCCAACTGTAAGCGCCCCTTATGGGCTAAAGCCGGTTAATCTGATCGGTGGTCAGGTATTTGCCGGCGCAACTCGTCAAATGGAAATTGCAAGTGGCTATGCTACTAACATTTTTTATGGCGATTTAGTAAAACGTGTTGCAGCAGGAACAATTGAAAAAGACACCGGTACGGCTACTGCTACTCCTTGCGGCGTGTTTCTTGGTGTGAGTTTTACTAACGCTTCGACTGGTCAAGTTCAACAACAGCAATTTTATCCAGCGAGTCAGTCAATTAAGTCTGGCACAAAGATTTTTGCAGTCGTTGCTGACGATCCAGACACGTTATTCCAAGTTGCTGTAGTTTCAGCTACGACCGCTATTACCGGTGTAGGTATTTCCGCCATTGGTAACAACTCAACGTTAGTTCAAAACGCTGGGTCTACTACCACTGGCAATTCTGCCGTAGCTATTACAGCTACAACCGCCGTAACTGCTACTCTGCCTATTCGTATTATTGATGTGGTACGAGACACTGAAACTACTGCTGATAATTTTCCAGAAGTGATCGTTAAGATCAACTTTGGGATGCATCAGTACAACAACGCAACCGGCGTATAAGGAGCTAAATCATGGCTATTTCACGCGCACAACTACTTAAAGAACTTTTGCCGGGCTTAAATGCCTTGTTCGGTCTTGAGTATAAAAAGTACGGCGAACAGCACAAAGAGATTTTTGAAACAGAATCTTCAGAGCGTTCGTTTGAAGAAGAGACCAAGTTGTCTGGCTTTAATGCGGCTCCTGTTAAGAACGAAGGTTCTGCAATGGTCTATGACAACGCACAGGAAGCTTGGACCGCACGCTACAACCACGAAACTATTGCAATGGGTTTCTCAATCACTGAAGAAGCGATTGAAGATAACTTGTACGACTCGCTGTCGTCACGTTATACCAAAGCATTAGCTCGCGGCATGTCTTACACCAAGCAAGTTAAGGCTGCAAACATTCTTAACAACGCATTTGCCTCAGGTTTTACCTACGGTGACGGTGTAGTGCTTTGCTCGACTTCACATCCGCTAGTGTCTGGCGGCGTTAACAGCAACACTCAATCTACTCCTGCTGATTTAAACGAGACTTCTTTGGAAGCCGCCGTTATTCAAATCGCCGCATGGACTGATGAGCGCGGCTTGTTAATCGCAGCCAAGCCAACCAAGTTGGTTATTCCTGCCGCACTACAGTTCGTTGCAACTCGTTTGCTCGAAACCAAACTGCGTACTGGCACAACCGACAACGACATTAACGCAATCGAAAGCAACGGTTCGATCCCCGGTGGTTACACAATCAATAACTACCTGACCGACACCAATGCGTATTTCTTGTTGACTGACGTTCCTAACGGTCTAAAGCACTTCGTTCGTACTCCTATGCAAACAGGAATGGACGCAGACTTTGACACTGGCAACTCACGTTACAAGGCTCGCGAGCGTTATTCGTTTGGTGTGTCTGATCCGCTTGGTATCTTCGGTTCGCCCGGAGCCTAAGTAGGTTAAGAGAAAGGGAGCTTCGGTTCCCTTTCTTTTTGCTTGCTTTTATTTTTATTTAAGTTATTATTGCCTTACGACTAGGACTAAATACCGTATCAACCCGCCTAGGGGACGATGCACAGATGATACGGTGACTTGTGCATAAAGGATTCCATCATGGGTTTCGCTACACACCTCGGTCCGTGGCTGCTTGGTACTGTTAAAAATACGACTGGCACGACGGTCGGTACAATTGAAAACCTCGGTTCTACAATTGTTAGCCAAACATTTAAAAAAGATTACACTGGTCAAGCTGCTTCAGCTACAACCGACACCATCGGTGTATTGCCAGCAGGCGCACAAATTTTAGATATTCTTGTTGATACCCTCGTTGCTTTTACAGGTTCGACTGCCGCCAACTTAACCATTGGTGATGGCACAACAGCTAACTTGTATTGGGCAACCTCTGACATTACGACTCAAGGTCGTTTGGCAATTACCAACGCTGCAACTAAACTGGCAAACTGGGCAGGTGCAACTTCTACTGCATCGCCAAACGGTATTGGTATTGGCGCAACAGACGTTAAAGTTATTGCTACGCTGACTCCTACTGTTGCCGCCGTAACTGCTGGTACTGTTCAGTATACGGTTATGTATGTGGTTGCCAACTCAAACGGCGCACAGTTCCCAGCGTCAGCTTAATCTTCTAAGGGGGTTCGCCCCCGTTTAAACTTTGGGAGATTATTATGATGCAAACTGACGTCAAAGCCGGACACCTAAACAACACTGGGTTTATGTTGTTGAGTCGTACACGGCTCAAAGCTTTATCTATTGTTGGTTCTGCTACTGCGGGAACACTTGATGTTTTTGATACAACGACTGCGCCGGTAACAACGGCAACCTACGCTCGTTCTGGCACAACCGTTACGGTAACTAGCACTGCTCACGGGTTATCAACTGGTGATGTGCGTGGCTTTGCTTTTGCAACTGCTTCTGGTTCGTCTGCAACAAACGGTAATTACACAATTACCAAGACAGGCGCAAACACCTTTACCTTGACTGACATTAATTCTGGCACGATTGCAGCAAGTACGGCTATGTCGTACTCAACGCTTTGGTTGTGTTCGTATGATACAGGCGCAGGTGATTTGTTCGGTAACTTTGCATTGATTCCGGGCGAAGGCATTCTTGTGCAGAACGGCATTTACATGATTATGGCCAACGTTACATCTGCAAACATTTATTATGGCTAAGAAAACCCCCTCCCTTGCTATTGGTCGTGGTGAAAAGCTACCGGTCAAACAGGGAGCAGGGTTGACCGCCAAAGGTCGTGCCAAGTACAACGCAGCAACTGGGTCAAACCTCAAGGCTCCACAACCTGAAGGTGGTCCCCGCAAGAAGTCGTTTTGCGCCAGAATGTCAGGTATGCCCGGACCGATGAAAGATGAGAAAGGCAGACCAACACGCAAGGCGGCAAGTCTCAAACGGTGGAAATGTTAATGCCAAGCACATCAAAGAAACAATCTAATTTTATGGCGGCAGTCGCACACAATCCTGCGTTTGCCAAAAAAGTCGGTGTAGCTCAATCTGTAGGTAAAGACTTCAACACTGCCGATAAAGGCAAAACATTTAAGGAAGGTGGCGCTATGAAAGACATGAAACAAGACAAAGCTATGGTTAAAAAAGCCGTAGGTATGCACGACAAACAGATGCACGGCGGCAAGAAAACCGATATGGCTGCGCTCAAAAAAGGCGGTATGCCAATGGTTATGAAAGACGGTAAAAAAATCCCTGCGTTTGCTGCCAAATCAGGCGGTATGCCTAAGATGGCTAAGGGTGGCGGTATTGAGTCTAAGGGTAAAACTAAAGGCGCAATGGTCAAAATGAAATCCGGCGGACGCGCCTGCTAAGGAACCGACATGAGAATGCCACAGCAACCTGAAGATCAAGACGCGCTTATGTCGCCAGTAATGGCAAAAGGCAAGAAAGCGCCGATGAAGATGAAAACCCCCGGTATGGGTACGATGATGGGTGCGCCACGCTACAAAGGCTTGCCTGCAATGGGTAAGATTGAACCCGGCGCAACTCCGTTTGAGTCGGCGGGCATGAAGAAGGGTGGCTCTGTTTCTAAGCGTGCAGACGGTTGCTGCGTTAAGGGCAAAACTAAGGGCAAGATGCTATGAAAAAGAAACGCAAATTTGCAGAGGGCGGTGAATTTGAATTATCAGACGAGGCCAAAGCCGCCGGTCTAAGCATGGGTCGCAATGAGCGCATTAGTGACGCAGATCGTGAAGCGGGCATTGCTGCCGTAGAACGCGCCGTAAATGCGTCTAAGGGCATGTCAGACACAGAAGCTAATATGCTGATGAAGGGTAATTTGCTCCCCGCAAACATGCAAACCCCTGCGGGTCAAGCAGAAGCTATTCCTGTGTCGCGCCCTCGTGCAAATGCAGGTCGCTCATTGCCCGCCACTCGCGCCGTACCTAGCCGTAATGACTACAGCATGAACGAGCAAGAGGGTTCGGGTCGTGGCACATCTACCCCTGCACCTAGCCGTGGCAATGAAAACGACTACAGCATGAACGCACAAGAAGGTTCTGGCAACATTAACTATGGCGGAGGTGCTGCGGCACGTGCGCCGAGTCGTGGTGATTACAGTCGCCCCGGACCTATTGGTGGCGCTATTGATGCTATTAAAGAATTGATGAGCAAAACGCCCCGCGCTCGTGCAGCAGCTAAACGAAAATTACTGCGCGAACGCCCACTAGAAGCTACGCCAATGAAGAAAGGCGGCGCAATCAAAGCCAAGCGCGGTGATGGTATCGCGCAACGTGGCAAGACTAAAGGACGTTTTGTATGAAACCCGTTGACGCAGACAGCAACCCCGGGCTTGCAAAGTTGCCCACTGAAGTACGCAATAAGATGGGTTACATGAAGAAGGGCGGTAAGGTATCTAGTCCGGTCACCAAGAAGGCGCTAGAAAAAGCTGGCTTTTACGACAAAGCCCAAACTTCGTCAAAGCGCAAAGATATTATTAACAAAGTTACCACCAAGCCGCAGCGAATAGAAATGGTTGAAAAAATGTTTTTAACTAAGAAAGCTTCTGTTAAAAGTAAAGCTCGCAAAAAGGTGATCTGATGAAGGCCAGCAGAGGTATGGGCGCAATCATGCCATCCAAGATGCCAAAGGGTAAAACCATGACGCGCAAGGATGGCGATAAGTTTCAGATGTTTGCAGGCGGTGGCTTGTATGCAAATATTGCGGCTAAGAAAAAACGTATTGCAGCAGGTTCAGGTGAGAGCATGAAGTCGGCAGGTGCTAAGGGCGCTCCTAAAAAAAGTGATTTTGCAAATGCCGCTAAGACCGCACAATACGCTGAAGGCGGTGAGGTTAAGTCTAAAGTTAATGAATCGGGTAATTACACCAAACCAGAATTGCGTAAGCGTATTTTTAATAGCGTCAAAGCTGCGGCGGTTCAAGGTACAGGCGCAGGGCAATGGTCAGCCAGAAAAGCTCAACTAATGGCTAAACGATATAAAGCAGCAGGTGGTGGATATAAATGAAGTGGACAGAAAAGCGCAAAGAGTCCATTAATTGTAAAAGCCCTAAAGGTTTTTCTGAAAAAGCTCATTGTGCCAGTAAAAAATTAGCGGGTGGTGGTTTAGCCGCCCCGCAACAGTCTTTAAAAAATTGGGGTGACCAGAAATGGACAACCAAGTCAGGCAAGAAATCGTCTGAGACAGGTGAACGGTATTTGCCTAAGAAAGCTATTGAGTCTCTTAGCCCTGCGGAGTACGCAGCCACAACCAAAGCAAAGCGTAAAGGTAAGGCGGCAGGTAAGCAGTTTGTAGCGCAACCTAAAAGCATTGCTAAGAAAACATCGGGATTTAGATAATGGCTGTTTCTGGAACCACCGCGTTTAACCTAGACTTCGCTGAACTGGCAGAAGAGGCGTTTGAACGTGCCGGTAAAGAAATGCGTACAGGTTACGACCTACGCACAGCTACGCGATCCATGAACTTGATGACCATTGAGTTTCAAAACCGTGGCATTAACATGTGGACAATTGATGAGGGTACAGTCAACCTGATTCAAGGGCAAGCCGAATACGATTTACCCGCCGATACCATTGATTTGATGGATCAGGTTATTAGAACGGGTTCAGGCAATTACTCAACGCAATCTGATTTAACTATATCTCGTATTAGCGTATCGACTTACGCCACAATCCCTAACAAGTTAGCACAAGGTCGCCCCATTCAAGTGTGGGTGCGTAGACTGCGGGATAACCCTAAGATTGTCGTATGGCCTGTCCCCGATCAAGGCACATCACCCGCTCCTTATTACATTTTTAAATACTACCGTATGCGCCGTATTGAGGACGCGGGTACGGGCGCGACCACTCAAGATGCAAACTTCAGATTCTTGCCAGCAATTGCGGCAGGACTGGCTTACTACATTGCAATGAAGATGCCTGATCTTGCGGCACGATTGCCAATGCTTAAACAAGAATATGAGTTTCAGTTTGACTTGGCAGCACAAGAGGATCGTGAGAAAGCTTCAGTACGGTTTGTGCCGCGCATTGTGGGCATTCGGAGCTAGTCGTGGGTAATAAGTTTGCCTCTGATAGTAAAGCGATTGCAGAGTGTGATGTTTGCGGCTTTCGGTATAAACTACGGACATTGCGTTACCTGATTGTTAAGACTAAAACCACTAACGTTAAGGCTTGTAATGAATGTTGGAATCCCGATCAACCGCAGCTTCAACTTGGCATGTATCCCGTTGATGATCCTCAGGCTATTCGCAATCCAAGACCAGACTTTACGGGATACCCACAGAGTCGGTCACAGGTTATAGAAGCAGTAGGCATGACAACGACTTCATTTGTTGGGCAAGTTACAATTTCTTAGGAGCTTAAAATGGCTTATAAACGTGGCGCTGATGGCGTAGCAAAAAAAGGTAAGACGGACGTTAAAAACTTAGGCACTGTTGATGCTAAAGTCTTGGGCATGAAAGGCGGCAAAAAGTCTGCTGGCGTTTCATCTGAAGCAATGAAATCAATGGGTCGCAATATGGCTCGTTGTGTTAATCAGGGGTAATCATGGCTAAATTTAGTCAGAAAATGATGGGTAAAGAAGTGGGCGCGGCTTCTGTCTATGCTGAACCTCACACCATGCGTGGCGGCAAGATTAGCCCGCAGAAAGCTGTGAGTGGCTCGGTTGATCCCAACACGTTATCGGCAAAAGACATGAGATGCGGCATGCCTGCACCTCGCGTAAGCTCAGGCGACCCCGGACGCGATGACGTAAAGACTAGCGGCATTGTCGTGCGTGGCGGCAAAGCGCAGACTAAAGGCAAAATGGCTAGAGGTCCGATGGCATGAACTATGCGTCTCTCATAGCCAATATTCAAGACATTTGCGAGAACTCGTTTACCGCAGATGAATTGGCTATGTTCACGCAACAAGCCGAACAGAAAATATATTCAAGCGTTCAGATTGCCAACCTTCGCAAAAACGTTACCGGCACACTTACCATTAACAACAAGTACCTCTCAGTACCCGGCGATTTTCTGTCCGTGTACTCACTTGCTGTAATTAAAACCAATGGCTCCTACGAATACTTGCTTAACAAAGACGTTAACTTTATTCGCCAAGCGTATCCAACACCCACAAGTACCGGACTGCCAAGGTATTACGCCATTTTTGGTCCTGATAGTAGCTCGCCAACTGAGTTAACCCTTATTCTTGGTCCTACGCCAGATGTTGCATATAGTGTTGAGTTTCATTACTTTTACTACCCTGAGTCAATTGTCACAGCAGGAACTTCATGGCTAGGTGACAACTTTGATTCGGCGCTGCTAAACGGTGCGTTGATTGAAGCTCTGCGATTCATGAAAGGCGAGCCTGAGACTACCGCTGTGTACGACAAGTTGTACCTACAATCCATCATATTGCTCAAGAACTTGGGTGATGGCAAACAGCGTCAAGACGCGTACAGGTCGGGTCAATTCCGTCAGGACGTTTCATGATTACGCAAACCATCGTCAATTCGTACAAGAAGGGCTTGTTAGAGGGCGTATTTAACTTTAGCAATACGACTACACAAGTCTTTAAAGTTGCGCTCTATACGTCTGCTGCAACGCTTAATGCAAATACTACGGTGTATTCGGCAACGAACGAATCTACGGGTACAGGCTATACGGCAGGCGGTAAGATTTTAACTATAGCCACTTATCCTACGTTATCAAACAGCGTGGCGTTTATTAGTTTTGCTACCGTGACTTGGACTGTTACTTCCACTACGGCACGCGGTGCGTTAATTTACAAACTTGATGGTGTAACAAACCCTGCAATTGCCGTGTTGGATTTTGGTGAAGATAAAACAACTTCTGGCGGTAATTTTGTCATTAACTTCCCATTAGCAGATTTTCAAAACGCCATTGTGCGTTCAGCATAAGGATCAAAAATGTTTAACGATAAAACAACTTCTACAGACCAAATGACCGCAGGACTAATCATGGGTATGAACTCAACTGAGAAAGCCGCAGCAACTGGGGTGTATAAGATTCAATGCTTTGATGCACAAGGCAACTTGAAGTGGGAAGCTGAGTCAAAGAACTTAGTAGTCAACGTTGGTCTGCAAGACATGAATGCCAAGTACTTCACGGGCAGTGCTTATACAGCGACTTGGTATCTTGGTCTTTACGGTGCTGGTGCGTCTAACACGCCTGCTGCAAGTGACACTATGTCTTCTCATGCTGGTTGGGTTGAAATTGCGCCTTACAGCAACGTCACACGCCCTGTCTGCACGTTCGCAACACCGACCACGGCTAACCCCTCGGTGGCTACTAACTCAGCCGCGCCCGCATCGTTTACGATTACTTCGACAGCAACGGTTGGTGGCGCTTTCTTAACAAACAACAGCACCGTTAGCGGTACAGCAGGTACGTTGTATTCGGCAGCAGACTTTTCTGCACCGGGTGATCGTGCTGTAACAAACGGCGATGTTTTAAACGTTGTTTACACACTTTCATTGGCGGGCTAATTATGTTTAAAAAAGGCGAAGTTGTTAAAGCTAAAGCTGTTATCCCTTCGGGTCCTGTTCAAGCATTGCGATTCAATGGTGAAGGCAATGTTGAGTATTTGGTTGAATGGAAAGATGTTGACGGTAACGCGCAGCAACGGTGGTTTACTGAAGACCAACTAGAGGCTTGATATGCCTGATGGCGGCTGGAGTTCTGGTACTTGGGGGCAAGCTGGATGGGGCATGTCAGTATATGACCGCCCTGTCAGTGAGACCGCAACAGCTACTGATGTTATTGGGTCTGGTTTAACAGCAGTATCAAGTATAGGTGAAACCGCTTTAGCCACAGATACAGTGATTGGAGTAACAAATATATTTACTTCAGCGGTAAGTGAAACAGGAACAGTTACAGATGCTACCTTTGGTGTTTTTGGCGCTCTTGGTGCGTCAATTTCAGAAAGTACATCAGCAAGTGATGTAATTATTTCTAGAGCTACTTTTAAAGGGTCAATATCTGAATCTTTAACAGCAACAGATTCGGTATCAACTATTAGTAATTTTGCTGCTAATATTAATGAAAACAGTACAGCTTCAGACCAAGCAGCAGCAACGTTTTTGTGGAATTTAATTAACGACACCCAGAATGCAAATTGGATTGACGTTGTAACGTAAGGATTATTATGCCAACCACCTATACCCCGATACTTCAATTAGCTTTACCCGCAACAGGCGAACTCAATGGTACGTGGGGTACAACCGTCAACGACAACATTACGTCAATGGTTGAACAAGCTATTGCGGGTCTAGCTACGATTAACACTTGGACTGCTGCGAGTCACACCCTTACTACAGCCAACGGTACAACTTCTGAAGCACGTTGTGCAATCCTGCAATGTTCAGGCGCACCGGGTGCGACGGCTACGGTTATCTGCCCTACGGCATCTAAAGTCTACATTATCAAGAACTCGGTAACAGGTGGATACGCCGTTACGCTCAAGACTTCTGCAGGTACTGGGGTTTCGGTTGCCAATGGTGTTACGGCACTGTTGTACTGCGATGGTACAAACGTGGTAAGCGGCGATTTTAACGGTGACGTAGTAGGTCCCTCAAGCGCTACGGATAACGCCATTGCACGTTTTGATTTAACAACAGGCAAACTAATCCAGAACTCGCTTGTCACCATTGCTGACGATGGTGCGATTACCGCGCCGGGTGTCAGTAGCGTCATTCCTTTTTATTATGCCAACCAAGCTGCGTTTCCTAGCGCCTCGACTTACCACGGTGCTGTAGCTCACTCTCACGCAGATGGGGCGATGTATTTTGCTCACGCTGGCGTGTGGACACGGATGTTAAACGATGGTGGTCCACTTGGCACACCAAGCTCTGGCACAGTCACTAACCTGACAGGCACAGCAAGTATTAACGTCAACGGCACAGTCGGTGCGACGACTCCAAGCACGGGTGCGTTTACCACGCTAAGTGCCACAGGTATAACGACTGTTGCCGCAGGGTCTGCTGCGCTTCCCGCTATTGTGTCTACCACGGGTACGGCTGACACAGGCATATTTTTCCCTGCCGCAGATACGGTTGCTGCAAGTACGGCTGGCACAGAACGGTTGCGTATTAGTTCTACGGGTAACGTCGGTATCGGTACATCTAGCCCTAGCGCTAAACTTGCCGTAGTCGGTACTGGATACTCGCCAGCAATTACTCTGACAGACGGTGCAACGCTTAACTGGGACACATCTCTTGGTCAGGTAGCGCAAGTCACGCTCGGTGGCAACAGGACATTTGCTGCGCCTACTAACTTGGTGGACGGTGGGTTCTACTCGTTGTTGATTATTCAAGACGGTACAGGCTCACGCACGATTAGCTGGAACGCTGTGTTTGACTTTACGGGCGGCACAGCACCAACGCTATCTACAGCGGCGGGTTCCAAGGACTTAATAGCATGGCGCTCAGATGGCACAAACCTGCTTGAAGTGGGTCGCAGTTTAGGGGTTGCATAATGTTTGTTATTGGCGCTAACTCTACGGCGACTGGCTACAACCTCACACGCTCTGTAAGATTAAGGCGATCTGCGTCTGCGTATCTAAATCGGACGCCTGCTAGTGCGGGGAATCGTAAGACATGGACTTGGAGCGCGTGGTTTAAAAGAGGCTTGTTAAGCGGCGTTGAAATGGGTTTGTTTGATGCCGTAGCTTCCTCGGGGACAGATTCAATTGGTTTTAGAACTGATGAAACTTTAACCATGTATTTTGCCAATGCAGCTAATGGCAATATAACTACAACGCAAGTATTTCGTGATCCGTCTGCTTGGTATCACATTGTTATTGCTTTAGATACAACACAGGCAACTGCGTCTAATAGGGTAAAAATATACCTAAACGGTACACAAATTACTGCGTTTACAACATCTTCATATCCCGCACAAAATTTAGATTGTGGATGGAATAATTCTGTTGCCCAAAACTTTGGGCGTAAAACTTCCGCAGCAGATTATTTTGACGGCTACCTAACCGAAATCAACTTCATCGACGGTCAAGCCCTAACCCCCTCATCCTTCGGCTCAACCAACGCCACCACAGGCGTATGGCAACCCGCATCGTACACAGGTAGCTACGGCACAAATGGGTTTGAATTAAACTTTACAGACAACTCTGCGCTGACCACAGCAAGCAACGTAGGCTTGGGTAAAGACTTCTCAGGCAACGCTAACTATTGGGTAACGAATAACATCAGCATCACGGCTGGTGTGACTTATGACTCCATGACGGATGTGCCTACGCTGACGAGTGCTACGGCGGCTAACTTTGCAACTTGGAATCCTTTAGATAAGGCAGGGTCACCAACTTTTAGTAACGGCAATTTGTATGTAGCAGGGGCATTTAAAACACGTTCAACAATGGCGTTGCCAACGAGTGTTAAAACATATGTTGAAATTTATCAAACCGGCACAGCCTCAACAGTAGATGTGTTTTGTGGATTGCTATCTTCTTCTGCTGTGTTCCCCAGCGCACACGCAAACCCCGGTGTTAACTGGTATGCCACCGACACAATATACGGTCAATTAAATGGTTCAGCCGCATTTTCTTTTGCCGGTACTTTGTCAGGCGGCGCAATTCTTCAATTAGCGTATGACGGATCAACCGGAAAAGTTTGGCTTGGCATTAACAATACTTGGTACACATCAACAGGCGCAACGTCAGGCAACCCTAGTGCGGGTACGGGCGAGTTTGCTACGTTAAGTACAAGCACATCATGGTCTGTGTATTGCGGCAGCACTACAGGCTCACAAACTATTACTGCTAAGTTTGGGCAAAATGGTCAATCCTACACACCCCCCACAGGCTTTGTAGCCCTGAACACATACAACTTGCCGACTAGCACCATCGTCAAGGGCAATACGGTGATGGATGCGACCTTGTGGACAGGCAACTCAACAGGCAGCACTACACAAACAATTACTAATGCTGGCGGGTTTAAACCAGATTTTTTATGGGGCAAATCACGTTCTGCTACTTACAATCATGTGCTAATTGATTCTGTTCGTGGCGTAAACAAAATACTGTATTCTGATTTAACTAATGCTGAAGTTACAAACGCTAGCACATTATCTTCGTTTAACTCAAATGGATTTACAGTAGGGATAGACGCTGGTGGGTTAAATGACAATGGCAAAACCTTTGTCGGCTGGCAATGGCAAGCAGGGCAAGGCTCAACATCATCAAACACCAACGGCTCAATCACATCGACTGTGAGCGTTAATGCGTCTGCTGGGTTTAGTGTGGTGACGTACACGGGTACGGGTGCTAATGCGACTGTCGGGCATGGGTTGGGTGTTGCGCCTAGTTGGATTGTTGTAAAACAGCGTAACGGTACAGTTACTTGGCGTGTTTATCATGCTTCTTTGGCAAACACACAAGTTTTATATTTGAGCGCCACAGATGCTGCAACAACGGAAACAACTACATGGAATAGCACTACCCCCACATCTACTGTATTTAGTGTTGGTACAGGTAGCGGCGCAAACGGAAACACTAACACTTACGTTGCCTACTGCTGGACACCCATAGCAGGATTCAGCGCATTTGGTAAATACACAGCAAACGGTGTAGCTGATGGTCCGTTTATTTACACAGGGTTTAGACCTAAATTTATTATGGTTAAAAACGTAGATGCAAATAATACAAATTGGACAATAATTGATACATCTAGAGATACTTACAACGGTATGCAAAATGTCTTGTTAGCTGAATCATCTGCTGCCGAAACAGTTGGCACAACGCCGCCATATTGCGATGCATTAGCTAACGGCTTTAAATTACGTTCAGGCAATGCGTACATGAATTATTCAACAAGTAATTACATTTACATGGCATACGCCGAAAACCCATTCAAGAACGCTTTAGCGAGGTAGTTATGTTTGCAATAATCTCCAACGGCGTAATCGCCCTCCTAGTACCCGCTGGCACAGCCTTTACATGGGATGACATTCAGTATCCTGCCAACTGGTGCAACCTGTCTAGCCCCGAAGAAAAAGCGGCTATCGGCATGGTGGATGTTGTTTACGGCTCACAGCCCTCAGATGTCTATTACTGGATATCACAAGACGCACCTGTCTACACCGGCACAGTCGTCGAGATTAACTACACCGCTACGCCTAAAGACCTAGCCCAATGTCAGACTAATGATGTCAACGCCACAAACGCTGCTGCTTACTCGATCCTGTTGCCTACCGATTGGATGGTGGTCAAAGCTGTTGAGACAGGCGGCACAGTAGCTCCTGCATGGAACACTTGGCGGCAAACCATTCGCACACAGGCGGGTGATTATGTTGTGGCAATCAACGCTTGTACAACTGTGGCTCAACTTGCTGCGCTGCCCTCTGTGCAATGGGCGCATGACCCTAACTACGTTGCACCTGAGGCTTAATCATGGACTGGCAGAATCTTATTAATATCGCAGGCGGCGCAGCTTTAGCTACGATAGGCTGGTTTGCTCGTCAACTGTGGGATTCTGTTAAAGAACTCAAGTCAGACATTGGCGACTTACGCCTGCATGTGAGCGAAACCTACGTCAAGAAGTCTGAGATGGAAACGCTTGAAGCCCAGATGGACAAGCGCTTTGACCGTGTTGAGCAGATGATTGTGAAGCTCTACGACAAAATCGACTCTAAGGTAGACAAATGATTACGTACTTAAAAACGAAGTGGGCGCAAGTTGTTGCGTGGTTTAAAGGCTTGAAGTTCTAATGGATCGCTGGAAAAACCGTCGGCGTATGGCGTGGCTGTCTATGCTCGCTGGGTTGGTCTTTCCATTGTTAATTCTGGCTACTGAGTCACCTACTCTTGGCACAATAGCAATGCCGTTTTATGTGTTTGTCTCGGCTGTCGTCGGCTCGTACATCGGCTTTGCCACCATTGATGACAACAACTTCAAGGGTAAGTGATGTTTCCAATACCCTCAGCGCTCTTAATCAAAGCTGGCATTGTGCTTGCGGTCTGTGCGCTGATGTATTTTTTGGGTTGGAATCAAGAGCATAAAAGATTTGTTGCTTTTAAAGCAGAAGTTGCCGCTGTTGGTAAGGCGCAAGAGGTTTTAAACGCAGCCAAGGTGAGGGAGCATGAAATTATATCAACTGCAATCACAAATCAATATGAAGCTCGTTTGTCTGCTGTGCATAGTTATTACGCTAACGGGGTGCGCGACACCAGTAGCGGTAGTGTGTCCACCGTTCCCAAGCCCGCCCAGTGCGTTAATGCAGCCCCCACCAACACAGTACCTGCTGGACAATGCGCTGAAACCACGCTCCAACTAACCGAATTACAGAACTGGGTAAAGAGTATTAAATGAAACACAATTGGCAACAAGCGTTTGAACAGATGCTCGCCTCAGAGGGTGGTTTTTCTGACGACGAGCGTGATAACGGCAACAAGTTACCAGACGGACGTAAAGGCTCAACCATGCTTGGCGTGACTCAATACAATTGGGAACAGCACGTTGGGCATCAAGTAACACATGACCAGATGCGTAAGCTAACCCCTGCGGATGTAGAACCCTTGTACAAGAAAAAGTATTGGGACGTTGTGCAGGGCGATAAGCTGCCAAACGGGATTGACTACTTAGTGTTTGATATGGGCGTGAATGCCGGTCCGGGTCGTGCTATTAAGCTCTTGCAGACTGCTGTGGCTACAACACCTGATGGTGCGCTAGGACCGATCACAATGTCGGCTGTTTGGGCGCTTGACCCTGTTACGTTAATTGAACGGTTTAGCGCAGAAAAAGTAGTCTTTTACCGTGGTCTGGATGATTACAAAACTTATGGCAACGGTTGGCTTAATCGTGTTGTAGCAGTTAAACAAAAAGCATCTTCAATGGTAGCGTAATGAAAAAACTATTTGTACTCCTCTTGCTGACATTTAATGCCCAAGCCCAAAACATAGCCATCTGTCAGGGTGAGTACGCCCTGTGCGCTGCGTCTCCTGCAACGCCTACTGGTAACTCCATCGTGGTGGGCAACAAGGTCTTTAAAGAAGGCATGGCTGTCTGCCCCGTCTTAGACGGTTCAAGCATTGCAAACCTAGACTTAATGGGTGGTAGCTGCACCGCTGCTAAGGGCAAGGTCTGGAGCCTGTTTGGTTTCCCTCCTCTATCATCGTTTCCCCAAGCCCCAACATGGGAAGTACAACCCGCCGTGGCTCGCACCTTTGTCACCACTGCAACGTCTGGCATGAGCAACATGTGGTCGTTTGAATGCGTGAAGACCAAGAAGGTCAACGGGGTGCAGCTTGCTGACTGCTACGGACCACTAAATGAGTCGCCCTTTGATGGTGGACATGTTAAAGTTGGCTCGACTGTTATTACTCAAGCGCCAGTAGGTGCAACCTTCCCAGTCGGTGGTAATTTACCGTAAGGTTTAGTTATGGCGTTAACGAAACTTGCACTTAAACCCGGGGTCAACAGAGAAAATACCCGCTATGCAAGCGAGTCGGGTTGGTACGTCTGCGACAAAATTCGTTTTCGGCAAGGCGCACCTGAGTCTATTGGCGGTTGGGTGCGTTTGTCAGTAAGTACGTTTCAAGGCGTTTGCCGTGCGCTATGGAATTGGATTACGCTGGGTGGCGCAAACCTTATGGCGGTTGGCACAAACCTCAAATACTACATTGAGAACGGCGGTGTTTATTACGACATTACACCGATTCGATCTACCAGAACTGGCACAGCTACCTTTGCAGCAACAAACGGTTCAGCGGTATTAACAGTGACTGATGCTGCTCACGGATGTATTGTGGGCGACTTTGTAACTTACACGCTTGCTGTGTCTTTGGGCGGTGCTATTACCGCTACGGTGCTTAATCAAGAACGCCAAATTGTTTCTGTACCCACAGTAAATACTTACACCATTAACGTCACAACCCTAGCCAATGCAAGCGATACAGGTAACGGTGGCGCATTAACGGTAGCAGCATATCAACTCAATGTGGGTCCTGAGTACCAAATCCCTATTGTGGGCTGGGGCGCAGGATTATGGAGTTCTGGGTTTTGGGGCGTTGGCGGGACTTCAAGCGCGGCATTGCGCCTTTGGTCGCAAAACAACTTTGGCGAGGATTTAATCTTTGGTCCTCGCGGCGGGGCAATGTTCTACTGGGTAGCTGCTACAAGCGTAACCGTAAGAGGTGTAGCGCTAACTTCTAGACCCTCGGCATCCAATGTGCCGGTTGTACAAAACTTTATTTTAGTTTCAGACGTGTCGCGATTTGTGTTTGCATTTGGTTGCAATGAGATAGGTAGTGCCATACAAGACCCATTGTTTATTCGTTGGTCAGACCAAGAATCAGCAGTCGATTGGACACCTGCCGCTACGAATCAAGCAGGCAATCTTAGGCTCTCACACGGCTCGTCGATTCAAACGGCATTGCAAGTACGCCAAGAGGTTCTGGTATTTACCGACACATCGTTGTATTCAATGCAGTATGTAGGCGCACCGATTGTGTGGGGTGCAACCCTGCTTGGGGACAACTTATCATGTATTGGACCAAACGCGGTGTCCTTGGCATCTGGCGTGGCGTACTGGATGGGTGTAGATAAGTTCTATAAATACGACGGTACGGTGCAGACATTGAAATGCGATTTGCGCCAACACGTATTTAGCAACATCAACTTACAGCAGTCCCTTCAGGTCTTTTCAGGCACTAATGAAGCCTTTAACGAAATTTGGTGGTTCTACTGCTCAGAAAGCTCGACAACCGTTGACTTATACGTTGTGTTTAACTATTCCGAAAGCATCTGGTATTACGGGTCATTGGCACGCACAGCTTGGGTTGATAGCGGCACACGCAACAACCCCGTGGCAGCAACCTACAGCTACAACCTTGTCAACCACGAGTCTGGCGTGGATAACGGCGAGACTGCAACGCTCACAGCTATCAATTCGTACATTGAATCGGCTGAGTGGGACCCACAAGACGGGCATAAGTTTTCGTTTATCTATCGTATGTTGCCTGATATTACGTTTAGAAGCTCTGACACAGGTGGCAGTCCTCAAGTCACAATGAGCATTATCCCAATGAAGAATTCAGGCTCTGGGTTTAACAACCCGCAGTCTCTGGGTGGAAGTAGTGATGCAACGGTCACTAGAACGGCAAGCGTGCCGATTGAAGAATTTACGGGGCAGGTGTTTATTCGCGTGCGCGGCAGGCAGTTTATCTTTACGATAGAAGCCAATCAATTAGGTACGGGCTGGCAACTAGGTAGCCCGCGTGTTGATTTGCGTCCAGATGGGTTGAGATGACATGGGACTACTTGCTAACCGTGCGCCACCGAATCCGCCGCTTCCGCCAGAAGAATACAATAAACCGTACTTTGACAGGCTTGTGAACGTCTTGAACTTGTTCTTTCAACAACTAAATGCAATTCAACCTATTAGTATTGCCCAGTTAAACATTGATTTAAATACGTTGCCGACTCAAGCAGACCTTGCTAATTTGCGTGTGGGTGATGTGTACAGAGACACCGCAGCGGGTAACGTCTTGAAGGTAAAAGTATGAGCGAGGGTAATGACGGGTACTACTTCGACCAACAAGCAGCCGATGATGCGGCGTATGAGGCGTATCACGCACCTGCTCCTGCCGCTGATATAAATAGTTTATATCAGGAGTTGTTAGGTCGCGCACCTGATCCTACTGGTATCGCTGCAAACGCAGGGGCTTCTGCCGACACAATTCGTGAAAGCATTCTGTCTTCTCCTGAGTACAACAACCAGAACGTCAACACTATCTATCAAGACTTACTAGGTCGCGCACCAGACCCAACGGGGATTGCTGCCAACGCAGGTGCTACACCGGAACAGATTCGGCAAAGCATCTTTGGTTCTGCGGAGTACCAGAATCAAAACCCATACCAAGCGCCGCCTAGTGGGTTCTTTGATATGCCGGGGTATGGTGCAGAGAACGCTGATCCGTATTCGATTGTTGGCAATATGCTCATGCAGGGCAATCAGTTGGTGTACAACGTTGCCCCAATCCGCGACGACAGCGGGAATATCTCTGGGTACAACCGCGCAGATACGGGCGAGTACGTTGACTTAAATAAGCTCAACAAAAGCATCACGGGCTACGACAAAGAAATTACTGATCTGTACGAAAACTTACTTGGTCGTGCGCCAGACGTAAGTGAAGTCATTGCCTATAACAATCAACTAAAAAGCGGTGAGGTTAACTTAGGGGATGTGTACCAAGGGTTCATGCAGTCGCCCGAACGCCTAAATCGAGTGATGCCGTTCCTTGATCCAAACGCCGATGTAAATACTAAGTTTGAACAAGGCGTGCGTGGGTTTGACGCAAAAGGATTGTCTCGCGAGGGGTATCTTGAAGGGTTGCCTACGCATTACGTTGATCCTAAAACGGGCAAGCTCGCAGCATGGTTTGGCACGCTAGGCGATAGCATGCAGACCGATGACTACACTTGGCACACAGTCGATGAGCTACGTGCCATTCCTGACGCAAAGGTTTACCTAGCCCAAGAGTCAAAGCGCGATGTGGGCGCTGAATGGCGTAGTTTAGCAAAAGGCGCGGCTATGGTTGCTGGCACTGTGCTTGCACCTCAACTTTTTGCGTATTTAGCCCCCGCTGCCGCAGCAGGAGGTGCGGGTCTTACAGCAGCAGAGGCAGCTACTTTAATGGGCGGTACGCTTTCTGAGGCAGGTGCTGCGGCAACAATGGGCGCAGGTGGGGCAGGTGCATTTTCTACGGGTAGCGCCTTAGCTGATGCAGCAATTAAAAACGCTGTAATGAACGCAGGGATGACTGCAATTCAAGGCGGCAAGCCCGGAGATATTCTTAAGGCGGGCGTTATTGGTGCGGTGAGCGGTGGCGCAGGGTCTGCTATTGGTGATCTAGGGTTAGGGTCGCTTGGCACAACGCTGGCTAAAGCAGGCGTGCAGGCAGGCATTACTGGGTTGACCGGTGGCAATGTAGCAAACTCCTTAATTGCTAGTGCGGTGGGTGCGGCATTGCCCGTAGCGTTGGACAAGATTATTCCTGAAGGCACGTTTGACGGGTTGCCCACATTGTTTAAAAACGCTTTAACAAGCGCGACCGCTAGGGCGGTGACCGCCGCTGCAACAGGCGGGGATATTTCTGATGCGGCACTCAATGGGATTGTTGGTAGTGCGGCAGACGCTGCAATGGATTATGTAGCAGAGGCAACAGGATTTAAAGGATTAACGCTCAAGCAAGCTGCTGAGAAAGTTGATGGCTACTTCAACGATGTTAAAGCCAATGTTGTAATGGGCGACTACACCGATAGCCAAACTTACAAAGACTATATTGATAGCATGAGCGCGGGTAGTAGTGAATCCGATAATGGCGCGGGTGGGTCAACTAGCAATTCAGATTTTTACAATGAAATTCTTAAAGACGTATCTAGCCGAAACAATTTTGGATCAACTACTCCTGCTACAGGTGGTGAAAACAATGCGCCGTTTGATTTGGACACCGGGTATCGTGCAGAAGCATTTCCTGTAGCTGCGCCGGTAGACGCTGAGTTTGCCCCACTAGAAGCTGGACCTCTGGACAAAGAGACGCAGGCGCAGGTAGATGCAATTGCCGCAAAACAACAACAAAAAAATTATTCTGCTGGGTTAAACGCAAAACTTAGTAACGTCAACTCAATTATTAACTTAGTGCCTGACACGCTTGGATTGTTTACAGGCATTGCAAAAAGCATCGAAGCTGAGATTAAAGCTGCCACATCTGCGTTGGCTAACTCAACCGAATACACACGCCCAACAGACGCGCAAGTTGCCGCAATTTTTAAAGCGGCGCAAGATTTTTATGCACCTATTCGTGATTTGGTGTTTGATGCCACGCAGGTAGATGCCGCTAGTCCCGAAGCAAAGAGCGGGCTAATTACTAAGACGCTCAATGGTATTGGCGAGATTATGCACGCCGCTTCTGTGCCGATTGCCCAAGCAACGGGCATGCCTGTTGAGTATGTAGAGTCAGTATTGGCGCTTGCGGGACCAAAGATTGTAGGCAAGACATTTAACGTAGCGTCTGCCCTTGGTGCGGACATTGCAAGCGGTAGCTGGGGCAATGCGCTCAGTAACGTTATGAGCAAGGCTGAAAGTCTTGGCATTGTTCCTAAGGCAGAGATGTACGTAGTAGAGCCAAAACAAGGGCTAGGTTCTTTAGGCGCAAAACCCTTTGCCGAGGCAGAAGGCGGGATTGCTGCGTTGCTCAAAGATTACAAACCAACTAATACGCCGTTACTAGATTCGTTGCTGGCTAAAGAAAAACCGGCTATGTCGTTAGTTGACTCATTGCTAAAAGACTACAAACCTGCCGATCCAATCCCTGTTAACGTTAAATCACAAATTAAAACATCTGTTGACAATGTGTATACGGGACTTGCTAAAGACGCGCCTTCTGTGCCTATGTCTGAGTTCTTACAAACATTGGTGTACGGCGGCGCATCCCTAAAAGATGTTGGTACTGCGGTGGATTTAGCCATGCAAGGCTCTGGCGGCGGTGGTGGCACTAATACTCCTGATGCCATTATTCAAGAAGTCAGCAAGGCAACTGAAAAACTAGACGATGCAATTAAAGTACCCGCTACGTTTGCGTTTTTAGTCAATGCAGGTATTCTTGGCGTCACACCGTCTACCGCGATTGAGAGTGGCTGGGTAACGGATACAGGTGAGTTGACCGATGCAGGAACTAAGTATCTTGCTGAAATACAACCATACCCACAAGAACAATTGCAGCCAGACCCGCTTGAGCAATTACAGCCAGCCCAACAAGAACAACCGGCGTTGCAAACTGAAACACAACCTTTACTAAAAGAGCCTGTAAATACAATCAAAGAGTTTGAAGACCCTCCTGCGCCCCCACCACCGCCACCAAAACCTCCCACGCCACCACCACCGCTGCCGCCAACTGTTTACCCATCGCAACAGCCGCCTGTTAGCACAAGCGAGGAAATTGATCCGGTTGATGGCGAATCCATTGACGTTACCGCAATTGAGGGCGACCCAGAATCACCGGCAAATAAAGCCAAGGCTAAAAAACAGTCTAAGCTTAGGTTTAATCAATCACTTGGCAAAGCGTTACAAGCGGTGCAAATTGTATCGGCTAAGACCCCGCCCGGTGCAGAGATTGATTATTTATACGATATTGGTGGCGAGAGTATCTTTGCACCCATGAAAGGGCAGAGCAAGTATTTGCCCCGCGAAGGCTACTACGACCCACAAATTGAGCGAGGCATGGCGCAAGGTGGCTCTATTGATGATTTATACGATATGTTAAGGAGTAAATGATGGCACTCGGTGACCCAAGTGATACAAACGGCGGCGGTGGCATGCTGGACGTTGCACAAGAAATTGAATCGGGAAATATTGGCACTGGCATGAATTCCGATGCGTGGAATGCGTATGCAAGCAACTATTTAAATGCGGGTTCGGGTATCAACTTTGGCGATCTTGTCAAAAAATACGGCAGCACCGCAGCAAACTTAATTGGCGCAGGACTAGGTGCGTCAGGCTTGCTTGGTGGTGGTCAACAAAAGACTGGCTATCAGGGCAAAATCCCATCGCTTACGGCTACGCGCCAACAGCTACCGGTTGATTACAACGCGCCTCGTCGCCCCGGAAGCGGTGGCAGACGTTACTTTACTGATATGGTGTATGCGCCCAAAGCGGGCATTGCCGCTGTAGCCCCTGCTGCACCGGTTGTAGAAGTGCCTGTTGCCCCAGTAAACCCAACACCAGACGTAGTAGCTGCGGCGCATGGCGGGATGATGGGTTACGCGCAAGGTGGCATCGCGGAACTTGGCTATTATTTAGGCGGTAAAACAGACGGAATGGCTGATAAAATACCTGCAAAGATTGACGATAAGCAGCAGGCTAAATTAAGTCACGGGGAGTTCATAATTCCATCGGACGTAGTTAGCGCATTAGGTAGCGGCAATTCAAGCGCAGGCGCTAAGGTCTTATACGACATGATGGACAGAATCCGTAAGCATGCACACGGTACAACCAAGCAGATTAAACCTGCAAACTTAAAGAAAACGCTACCTGCGTGAGGTGAATGATGGCTGAAGCTACTCCCACAACTGCACCAATTAAAATTCCTGATCCTCTGGCGGGGATGCAAACCTCTACAGAATCTGCGCTATCTACTTGGGCGGGTCCTTACGTCACGGATATGCTTGGCAAGGGTCAGGCACTAAGCGAAACGCCCTATCAGGCGTACATGGGACCGCTTACTGCGGGTTCATCTGATCTACAAAACAAAGCGTTTCAGGGTATAGCAGGACTTGCCATGCCATCCACAATGGGTGGGTATACGCCTCAATCGTTTACAACGCCCGGTACGGCGCAGCAGTACATGAACCCGTACTTGCAACAATCGCTTGACCCACAGCTTGCAGAGATTCGCAGGCAGGCTGACATTTCGCGCATGAATGACGCCGCAAGATTAACAAAAGCTGGTGCGTATGGTGGTGGTCGCCAAGCCATTATGGAATCTGAGGGCAACCGCAACCTTGCTACGCAACTAGCTGCGACTACTGGGCAGGGCTATAACGCCGCATACGATAAAGCTGCAACTCAGTTTAATACTGAGCAGGGCTTGGGTTTAAACGCCCAAAACTTGACCAATCAGTACGGGCTATCAGCATTGGGTAAAACGGCGGAACTTGGTGGCGTACAGCGTGGCATCGAAAGCGAAGGGATTGCAGCAGACATGGCGCAGTTTAACCAAGAACGCGACTTCCCATACAAGCAAGTTCAGTATCAGCAGTCATTATTGCAAGGCTTGCCGCTAGCTACGCAATCGTACACATATCAACAACCATCTACCCTAGCAAATATTGGTGGTACGGCAGGTGGACTAGGCGCTATGTACAACCAATTGTTCGGCGGAAAATAAGGAAACATCATGTTCGGTATTGACCAACAAGTTCAGCAAACGGCAGATGCGTACCGTGGCAAGCCTCAGATGCTTCAGCAAAAATACGCGCAGAACCAACAGCTTATTGACTTGTTGGCATTGCAGAAGCTCAAGTCGGACAAAGAAGAAGCCTCACGTCAGATGGCGCTGTCTATGCAGGGTAAGCCACCGACCATTGCAAATCAGCGCGAGTCGCAAGTCTTAGATATGACTAAGAAAGAAGTCATTGACGAGCAAGCCGGTGTCATGCAGAACAAGATGAAGCAAATGCAGGACGCGCAGCGTAAAGTCTTGCAAGCCGCCGGTGCGCCACAGATGCCCGCGCAAGCTACGCCTCAACCACAAGAGCCTCCCGCAGCAGGGTTAGCAGGACTTCCCGCGCCGAATATTCAGGGCATGGCAGGTGGCGGTATTGTTGCGTTTGATGAAGGCGGCACTACAGGCGAGGAAGAAGCGCGTCGAGCGATGGAACAACGGCGTCAACAACCCGCACCACAACCAACACAACAAGCACAAGGCGGTATGCAGGCGGGACTTGCGCGGTTGTTGGGCATTGACCCAGAGGCTATTTACCAACAGCGCCGCACCGAGGCCGCTAGGGATGCCAACTACAACGCCGAAGAGCGTGCGGCTTATGCGCGTCAAGCAGATGAGAAAAAAACGGCATACGATCAAAACAAATTAAATCGTATGCTACTAGGCATGGGCGGTTACAGCACTAACTATGGTGCTATTCAAGGCGGCGGTGCAACAGCCGTAAATGATGAAGACCGCTTTATGAGAGAGCGCCAAAGTGACGAGCGTAGGTTAATTGATATTGGACCCGCAGCACGTATGGCTGGATTGAAAGCAGGCGAAACTGCATATGGTCATGCAATGCCGGGGCTAGTATCAGGCGTTAAGGCTGGTGTAGATTTGGCGCAAATAGGCGAGCAAAGCTCTGCTAGAGCGGAAGCGACAAGAGCCGCCCTTGATGCAAAAATTGCAAAAGCTGCAACGGACGATGAGCGCCAGCGTATTGCTACAGCCGAGACGCGGTTTCAATTTGCGCGGAAAGAAATTCAAGGACAAATGGACAAGGCTGGGGTTACGCCCGGGTCTCCTGAAGCTGCTCCATTTACCGAGCAAATTAACAGCATAGGTCAGTCGATTTATGGCAGACTGCAAGTGCCACAATATTTTATTCCAGACCCAGTGATGAAGCCTCCTGTTGTGACGCCAAAGCCGCCCGGAGTGTTTGATAGACTATTTGGCGCAGGCACGCGAACAGCGCCCAAGACAATTCCATTTAGTTCACTGCAACCGTAAGGACTGGCTATGGATGTTCAGATGCCCGATGGCACCATCATTACTGGCGTGCCAGATGATGTTACGCAATCAACGCTGCTTGAGCGATACAAAAGCTATCAGCCTTCGGCGGTTAACGTTCAAGCGTCAAGCAACCAATATGATGTTGAGCCGGGGTTCTTCCGTGGGATTGGCAGTCTTTTAAAAAGCGGCGCAGAGTCAGCTATTCTTTCAAACAAAATCTCACCAACTGTTATTGGCGGCGGGGATGTAGGCGCTTTAGCGCCTGATATATTTAAAGAATTAACAGCAGACCCTTATCGTCCGCAAGCGTTACGCGAAGTCACCTCTGCATTTGCAGATATTGGCGAACAAGGAAAGAAAGCAAAAGGCGTTTATGGCAACGTGCAGTCTGCCGGAAGGGTGGTCGCAGAGGTTGGCAAGCAGTTAATCACCAATCCTCAAGGCGTGTTGTATATGACTGCCGAGCAAACTGCCAACATGGTTCCAGCTATTGTTGGAATGATGAGCGGCGCGGCTCTTGGCACGTCTGTTGCAGGACCTTTTGGAGGCGTTGTTGGCGGTATTGGCGGCGGCTTTGCCACGCAAGCGCCGGGCGAGATTGGTTCTGAATTTATTGGCAACGTTGGCAAAGAACTGCAAGCTAGAGGCATGCAAGTAACCCCAGCTAATATTGAAACCCTGCTTAACGATAAAGAATTTACCGCCAAAGCAATCTCAGAATCGCGCACTAAAGGGGCTACGACTGCCGCTGTAGACGCCGCATTTACACTAGGGGCGGGTAAGATTGCCGCCGCTCCACGCAAAGCCGCCCTAGCTGCTGCCACAAAAGAATTGGGCGAACAGGCTACCGCCGCAAGTAAGATTGCTCGCGCACAAGAGATTCTTAAAGAGCGTGGCTTTGGTCGGAAAATAGTAACCGGAGGAAAGGCCGTAGGAACGGAAGTCGTTGGTGGCGGCGCATCAGAGGCCGCTGGCTCTCTTGCCGCTTACGGAGAGGTCGACTGGGGCAATATCGGTATGGAAATGTTGGGTGAGCTTGGTGGCTCTACCTTTGAGGTTCCTGCCGCTGCTCGCGCATTAAGAGAAAAAGTTACAGGCGGCACTGAGGCACAGGCACAAGAGGCACAAGAGGCCAAGCAACAAGCTGACCTTACGCGCCCAATGGCAGACCTTTCCAGTCCCATTGTATCTACGATGACCACAACCGCCAATGGCAGAGATAGCGTCACAGTAACAAGAGCAGATGGCAGTGTTGAAGTTGATGGGGTGATGGTCGAGCCGCCCAGACAAGCCGCCTCGCAAGCGCTCGAAGGTAATGTTGCTCAAAATCGTGAGCAAATGATGGCAGAGGTTGAAGGCAGACAGTTGCCGCTGACAGAACAACCCGTGCAAGAGCAGCCTGCGCCCGAACCTCCGCCACAAGTGCAGCCGCCTCCAGTAGCGCCGCCACAAGTGCAGCCCCCTGCTGGTCAATTAGATTTAACGCCAGTTAATCCTGAAGGCACGGTACTTCCTACGCCCACCCCTCCTGCTGCGCCTGTGGTAGCTCAATTGCCGCTGGCTCAAGTCAATCCTGAAGGCACGGTGTTGCCAACCCCAAGACAAGTAGCTGCCGAGCCAGTTGCAACAACTACGCCACCATCCGCCAAGCGTGTTGCTGCCGAGCCTACTGTTCGCTACGGCATCACAGACGATGGCGAGACTGGCGTTCCACTGACCGAAGGTGGCAAGCCTTTTGCAACGCGCAAAGAGGCTGAAGCCATTAAGGTATTGCAGCCACAGCTACGCATTTTGCCGCTCAAAGAAAAAGGTCAAATAGTTGGATATGTTTTGGCTGACAAAACAGCCAAGCAACTTGCCGCGGAAAAAGTCGCCGCACAGAGATTGCAAGCAATTCCTGTTGGTGGGCTATTGGGGGATATGCTGCGTCAGGGCGGAATCAACCCCGTCCATCGCGCAGAGCTTGGGTTTGATGAAAGTGAAAATCCGCTCATTGGCAATAGGCGCTTGTTTGCAGCACAGGGCAGAGGCGCGTCCTTAACAAGCATTACCGAAGGGCAAGAAGAATCCAGCGCAGCCGAGTTGGAATATACTGGTCGAGACATTGACGTTCAGCAATCATTACCAGAGCGCATTAAAGAAGAGTTGCGCCGGTACAATTCTGGAGAAGTTGAGGCAACAGGCGTTGATGCGCTTGAGCAACAGTTGGAAGCTGAGTTTCAAGATTTTCTTGCGGCAGAGCAAGAGTCTGGCAATGCCACAGAGTCCATGTTGGATGCTGGCTATACGCAACAAGACTTAAACGTTGTTGGGTTTACAAATGCTAGTCCAGAGTTGCAAGCAGAAGTTGCCGCGCTTGAAGCTCAAATGGAATCCCTTGGGTTAGATGCTTCGGACATTATTGCCGACATTGCATTTACATCAAACATTACCAACTTGGAGTATTACACTCGTGCAAAATCAGAACTCACCAAAGCAATTGCCCAAGCAACCAAGCAAGGAAGCGATGGAAATGTTAGCCAAGCTAATGTATCGGCGGCATCAGAGGGAATTGAAAGCCCAACCGAAACAGGGTTAAAAACAAAGCAAGACGCTATGGATAAAGCCGCCGCAGATCAAGCTAAGGCTGATCGCGAGGCTGCCGCTAAAGACAATGCCGAAGCAGAACGTAAAGCCATTGCAGCCGCCAGCGAGAAATCTGCGAGCGAGTATGAGCTTGGCAAATCGGCAGAGGATGATTTGTCGGGGCAAAAAGATATATTTGGTGGCGCAAAAGAATTGCCTTTATTAGACGTCAAAGGATTAAAGATTCCAAAAGAACGCCACCCCCAAGTGGTTGCTGCCGGTAAGTTGTTCCAAGCAGGGAAAATGTCTAGAGAAGACTTTAATGCGTATGTTGACAAACACACGCCTATTAGAGAAGTGCCTATTGACACAATAGAGCCGCCTACGCCGCTTGATAAAATATTAAAGTTTTTTAAGTCGCCTAAAGAGACCGAGCGTGTGCAGCGCGTAATTTCAGATGGCACGCAGGTTGGTTTAAGGATGGACGTTCCTGCGCGAAATGCAGGACTTCCTGTTGTTTCTATACATGAAGGCACGCCTAACGATAGCAAAAAGACCGGCAAGCCTCTTGCATCGGCAGGAAGTGTTATTAAGTATGCCAGCACAGGTCATATCAAGAACGTCAAGTTCTCACCAAGAAGTCAAACAAAAAGTTTAGACATGGGATTAAACCCCACCAAAGAGCCTCTACAAACAGCGGAAGGAGAGTGGGTCAACACCACTCCTGAAGAAACTTTTAAACGCGTCAAAGAGCTATCTAAGGACAAATCATGGACGCAAGTTGGGTTTGATCCTGCGCGGCGTGGTTATTTTTACGAACGCTCTACTGGTGAGCCTGTTGCAAGCGCGAGTGAGGTTTATCAGGTTGGTAGATTCTTGCTTGCCAAAGACGTTAAGTACGCGCCAAAGTCAGATTTTTTGTATAACGCAAAAAGTGTTGAGCAACAAGAAAATGCTGATTTGGTTGCCGATAACTTTAACGGCAAAGTTGTTTATCAAAACGGAGACATTTCTTTAATTCAAGGTCGGGATGAGCATAACGATGTTGTTTATGTGTCAGCAAAAGGCACTAGATTTTATGCAAGTTCAATTGAAAAGTTAAAAAATACCAGCGCATTGTTTACCAAAGAAGAAGCCAAAGAATTGCTAGACGCTCGCGTTACTCTTGAAGCGCAAGAAGATGCAAAACACGCCGCCAATCCATTTGTGACGTTTAAAAACGGCATGGCAATGTCAAAAAATGTCAGTCCAGAATTAGAAGGCATTTTTAAACAATGGAAGTCTTTATTAAAACTTAACCAAAATATTTACCTTAGCACTATCGAAGATGCCTTAGCAAACAAGGATGACTTTGCTGGCCCTCAAAGACGAATTGGTAATGCTGCACTTACACTTACGGCGCAAGGAGTACCGGGCGCTACGCAAGCCCTAGCCGATGGCACTCGTTATATTTTAGTTGACCAAAATCAATCACCCGCAGAGTTGATTGAAATACTTGCTCATGAAATGGGTCACGCCCATGAGCAAGAGATGTTTAACAATGCCCCTGTTGCATTGCAAAATCAAATTAAAGCAGAATTTGATAAATGGTTGGATAGTCAAAAAGGTAAAACAGCCAAAGAATTTATATATGCGTTACGCGCAAAAGAAACGGCGGAAACAACCATCATTCCTAAGCCGGACATGCTGGCAAAAGATATGAAAAAGTATGCTTCCTACTGGTCAACGTTTAGCGAATGGTACGCCGATCAAACAGCACGTTGGGCTACGACTTCAGAAAAGCCATTAACGGCTGTAGATAAGTTTTTTGCTAAGGTTGCCGAGACGTTAAGGAGCTTCTTTAAGTCTATTCAAGGTCTTGGGTTCTTACCGAACACAACGTTTAAGCAATACATGGATGACATTACAGCCACAGAAATCGTTGCTGCAAATCCTATTACGTCCATCAATGAGCAAATGCCATTGTTTGCCACAAAGATTGCTCAGGCAAATTTGCCCGGCATTCCTGCTGCGCCTAACAAGCCGAACAAAATTGCTCCCGCATCGCTGCAAAAGCCTAAGCCCGCTGCGGTATGGACTGCGCCAGATATGAACCGTAAGGATACGTTCATTGGACTCATTCAAGACCGCAACATCAGCTTAAAGCGCGTGCAGCAAGTCATTGAAAAGTTGCCTACAGTTACGCAATTACAAGATAATCTAAACGCCTATCGTCTAGAAGACTTGGCGCATGGGCGGGTGCAGGTTCAGACTGATGATTTCCTAAAGTTTGAATTTGGACCCATCGTTAAGGAAATGAACGACAACAAAGTTACCGAAGAGCAGTTGACGGAATACCTGTTAAATCGTCATGCCAAAGAAGCCAATGAGTTAATTGCCAAGCGCAATCCTAATAACCCAGCGATGCAAGATAAAGGTTCTAGCGTAGAAACCAAAGTTGCAGAAGATTATTTAAAGAATCTGCCGCCTGCTCAAAAGAAACTTTTTGAATCTCTTGCCAAGAAAGTTGATGACGTTATCATTGGCACGCAAGAGTTGTTATACAAAAATGGCATCATCTCTAAGGCTGAATTAGACGGATGGCGCGATACATTTAAGTATTACGTTCCATTGCGTCGCGAAGAGACGGACTATGTGTTGCCATCCTCTAGCTTTAAAGAGATTGGCTCATATTCAAAGTCGCGCACTGGATCGCAAAAGAAAGTTACGGACATTCTTTCTAACGTTGGCATAGCCCGTGAGATTGCAATTGTTCGTTCAGAAAAAGAGAAGGCAAAACGTGCGGTGTATGGACTTGCAGTTGCTAATCCTAACCCTGAGTTCTGGATGGCGGTTAGCCCTGCTGCCGTATTAAATCAAAACTTGCTAATCCAAGAATTAAGCCAGATGGGCTGGGACCCCGCCGATGCTAAAAACATCATGGCAGAACCCACTAAGGCTTATTTTAATAAAGATACAGGATTAGTCGAACGCAAGATCAACACGCAAAACCGTTATGCGGACTTTGTGTTACCGGTCAAGATCAATGGTCAAGATAGGTTTGTATTCTTTAACCCCAACGACGAGCGTGCGGCAAGTGTCATCACCGCACTAAAGAAGGCTGATACGCAAAAACTCAACGCGATCAATAGTTATGTTGGCAACATTACGCGCTACTTTGCTGCTGTCAATACGCAGTACAACTTAGTGTTCGGCGCATGGAACTTTGTGCGTGACGTTCAGGGTGCGATGTTGAACCTGACCACGACTCCCTTGAACGGCAAACAAGGGGCTGTGGCTAAAGGTACGTTTATTGCACTCAAAGACATTTACGCTGGCATTAAAGAAAAGAATAAAGGTACGTTGCAAAAAAATCCTGCCGATGGCTCATGGCAAGACTTCTTGGAAGCGGGCGGCAAAATTGGTTACAGGGATCAATTTGCCAAGATCAACGATACCTCTACCTTAGTTGCGCGTGAGCTTCAAAGCTTGAACCGTAGCAATGCCTACAAGAAGGCTAGGTCGGTATTGAATTGGGTATCAAGCGTCAACGATGTGCTTGAGAACGCCGTTCGACTTTCTGCTTATCGCGTTGCTCTACAGCAAAACTTGTCCAAGGATCAAGCCGCAGAGATAGCCAAGAACCTCACCGTCAACTTTAACCGTAAAGGCTCGGCTACCGCAGGGCTGTCGGCTTACTATGCCTTCTTAAACGCCTCTATTCAAGGCACAGCGCGTCTTGCACAAACGATTGACCCACGCACCAAGTCTGGCAAGTTAATCATTGCAGGCGGTATGGCAATAGGCATGGCGCAGTCTCTTATGCTTATGGCGGCAGGATTTGATGATGACGAACCATCAGAGTTCTTAAAAGAACGTAACTTTATTATTCCTACTGGATGGTTAACTGGCAAGAAAACTTATGCCATGTGGCCTTATCCTCTTGGTTTCAACATCCTTCCTAATACTGGTAGGCTGTTGATTGATGGCGCGGCACGATTGGCTGATGGTAAGGGCGTAGGCGACTTAGCTATTAACGCGTTCTCAATGGCGGTTAGCTCAACAAACCCGTTAGGCGGAAATGCTGCTACCTTGCAGTCTTATATGCCAACCATTGCCGACCCATTTGTTGCGGTATACGAAAATAAAGATTCGTTTGGTCGCCCTATCGCCAAAGAAGATCGCGGACTAAATCCTACACCGGGCTACACAAGGTCGCGTGAACCAGCAAATCCGATATTTCAAGGTATTGCGGAGTTCATGAACAACATCACCAGTCGTGACCCAGACGTAAAGGGGCTGATTAGCCCTACGGCGGATCAGCTTAGTTACATTGCTGAACAGATTGGTGGCGGCGTATATCGTGAAGCATCGCGTGCCGTGAAGTATGCAGTCAATGTTTTGAATGGCGAAGAAACACCTGAGCATCAAGTACCTCTTGCCGGTAAGATTGTTGGCGACCTTGGTTCTAATTCAGCTATCTCACAGAAGTTCTATACAAACGTCAAAAACATGGCAGAGCATGAGCTTGTTATTAAAGCGCATCGTGAGCGCCGCCAGTCTACGGCTGAATACATGCGTGACAACCCAGAGGCAAGGCTGTGGCAGCGTGCTAACTCTCTTGAGAATGAGATTACTAAACTCAACAAAACCAAGAAAGAGTTATATCAGCGCGAAGCCCCGAAAGAAAGGATTAAGCGCGTTGAGGATCAGAAGATTAGGATGATGCAGCAGTTCAACGACCAAGTTAGGCGCGTCAACTAATCGCCGCAGAAGCAAGCAATGCCCTCTTCATCTTGATCGAAGAGCGGCATTTGGTCTGCTGCAAACTTCATCATGCTTGCGTAGCTAGGGCGGTCTTGCCGAAAAGCATTGCCGCTCGCCTTGGACGCCAACTGTAGCTCTTCCATATTTGCCCACCAGATAGCCCGTGCTGGTCTTTCGGCAATCAATGTTGCCACTTGGTTCATGGGCTTGAGAAAACACAAGTCACAATTCCCCGCGAGGGTTCGACCATTATGAGTGGGCAATTCTAGGTTAAATGTTTGCGCGTCCCAAAAGTTGCTAATGTCTTGCACAGTCACTCCGGCGGCGAACAGTGGGATTCTGCGCTTATCTGCAATCTTTGCGGCACGCCGATCTTCATCGTACCTAAGGCCAATCCATGATGCGCTTTCTAGCTCTGATTTGCTGCAATCGTTAAACAATCCAGAATGCTTTAAAAAGCAAGCCATTGTTCTAATTTTTAATTCAGACGTACAAAATCTTGTGACAGGATTAGGCAGATATTTGCGCTGACGAATTAGCTCTTCAAACGGTTCGCCGTGCCTCGCAGCCGTTTCATACGTTACTTCTTTGTATCGCTGAATGGGATCGTCATGCGCTTGGTATTCTAGCCAATGTATTTTGACGCGCCAATTTGTCGAGCAGTCGTTAACAAACTTAAGCGTTGCCTCTTCTTCCTTACCTGTATTGGCAAAACAAACCACAGCTTCGCTAGGCAACCCGTTGTTTGCCTGTAGCACCTGATGCAGCATGTACGCTGATGTTCTACCGCCGCTAAATGATATGCACGTTGGCTCAGTGATAAGGTACGGGTTCATTGGTTATCCAACATTTCGTTTACATCTGCCAACAAATCTTGCTCGGTAAACCCCCAATGCTTCGGGAATCCTTTCGTTCCTAGGCCGTGTACGCCAAAGTTTCCGCGATGGTGATCGACGCACAATGGCAACACATCTAAATGGCTTGCACGTTGCCCCATGCCGACTCCTGCGCGTGGGTGATGCAATTCCACAGGTGCTGGATCATGCTCGCCATGCACGCGTCTACACACTATGCAGCCAAGGGATGCAACTTTAGACATGTGGGCGCGTTCTTCTTTGTTCATATAGCCAAAAGTAATATAAAAGCCGTTCTTTAAGGGGTCTGATATAAATGATTTATATCAGGAATCTGTTTTTTTCACTCGTTTCTTGACCGCTGCGATCCCAACCTCTTCTGTGTGCCGCGCCGCAAGCATGTGGTCTGCCATTGCATACGCATCATCGGCAATGTACTTGTGCATTGCGCCGTTTCTCATCACACCGCCTAGCATGGCAAACGCCGCGAAGAAATCTCGCAAGTCTTCTTGATTCATGTTGTGCCTTTATTCTGGAGAAATTCCATAAAATTTATAAATTGCCAGCCAGTAACTTTTTTGTGCATCTTTACAGGCCATCTGCCAACGTTCTGCCCTTGAATCTCAAAATAATGTAAGTTGCCGCGCTCTACGTGCATATTGATTTCGGCTGAAGTCATGCCAAGAAGTTCTTGTATTTCTTTGATTGAATAGCAAACTCCAAACTGAACAATCCTCCCTGTTAAGTTTTTCCTAGACGTTTCAGTCATATTTGCATACGATGACTTTTGTAGCCTTAGGTTTTCTTTTTCAATGTCCTTAATGGATTTCTGAAGTTGAATATTGCATTGAGGCTTCTCAGACCAGATCGCAGCTTTCTCAGCTTGCTTTGCCTCTTCTCTGGTGGTATACCTTTGGATGGTTACTTTGGCTATATCTTTAAACCAATGCGAATAATCGCAATGCTGTGATAATCGGCTAACGGCAGACAAAGAAATGCCAACGTATAGCAAACGATCCTTGCTATCAAAATGACGGTATAGCTCTGTCACTTCATAGACCCGTCTGATTTACGTTTAAAAGAACGGTTCTTGCTAGGGGCTTGCAGCTTGACACCATCAGCGTTAGAACCGCCTTTAGAGAGGGCTTTTACGTGGGCTACATCTTTGCCTACCCTAGATACTCCTTTCGCGTCTAGCGCCCGTCTAGCGCGTTGACGCTCCATTCTGTCGGGGTGTTCGCCGCGTTCTGTTTGAGTGGCGTACTCTTGCGTGTAATTACGTTTTTTTGGCATTTTTGACTCCGCTACTGGTATCCAGTTTGTTGATCTGATTAAACAGGCTGTCACTTAAACTTTTGCCATTAAACGAAAATGGCTTTAATTCTTTGCACTCATCCACGACTTTAGCGGCATCGCGAATGGCCTGATGGTATCCAGCCTTGTATGGGTCGTTGCCATCAATAATCATAGTAATGGCATCGCGCACCAAAGACGAAGCTTTTCGGTTGCGGGCATGCTCCCGAATCTTGGCGTAGTGTTCGGGCGAGAGGTAGACTGAGTAGGGAATAAGATTGCTCATTGTGCTTTCCATAGGTCAAAACTGCGTTTGAGTTGAATAAATAAGTTACGCGCATCGGCATCGGTCTTGAGTTCTTTCCTAGACTCAATCCCTAGATAAGCGCATAGCCACTGTGCCGCTTGTTTCTCCCCCGTCACTTCATCTTGATGGGCGGTTAAGATGTACGCCCAAAAGTCAGAATCCCTGCACACAATCCCTGCCATCTTTACTGCGTGATCCCCCGGAAACTCACCCTCACGGCTAAGTGGTTGGTCAGTATCCCCAAGTCTGACCATCACAACTTGATAGCGCGAGCCAACAAAATCGCGCATCAGGTCGTCCGGAAGTTCGTCTGGGTGTACAGCCAAGGTCAGAATGAATCCGTCCTTGGACTGTTTTAGCCCTACCTTGATTCCCTCAAATTGAATTGTTTCCATTCTTTTTCTCAAGGTATTCGATTACGGCAAGTTGATCCAGAATCTTATTGTTGAGGTCTTCAATTTCCTCTTCCAATTGTTCGTTCTCATCAAATTGATCCTCAAGGGCTGCTTGTAGCTTCTTGGCAAGGTCGTGCCAGTCAATATCAGAAGGGAAAATCTTCGCCATCATCTTGCTCCGGTGGTTTAGGTTTAGATTGTTGCTCACCTTTAACGAATGGTTTGGATACTTTCAAAGAAATAAACTTGTCACCGTTGTATTCACGCGTCCACCCCGACAAGGCAATTTCAATGATTTCGCCCTCCGCATTGTTCATAAGTTCTTTAAGAAGCCCGCGCTCAAGCTTAATGCTGCCTTGAAAATTAGGCTGCTTGTCTGCCGTTCTTTTTTTATTAGGCCATAACGCGCCTGAGTTTGGATAATCCATTGTTACTCCTTGAATTTAGCTTTCGCCGCTGTAAAAAGTTGCATAACATCTGCGTAAATATCGGCATAATCTTCTTTGAGCTTGTCGTATAAGTTACGGTTGGTTTGAAAGATTTTGACTACGTTGTCTTTAGATTCTGCCAAAGCAAGTAGAAACTTTGTAATATCAGCCATGCCGTTCTGCCACTCACCTGTAATTTCTTCAATCTTAATTTGCCAGTCGCGGTCTGCGCCTTGAACGGTTTTTACAAACTTGGCTTTCTTAACTGGATTAACAGATGGCTCTGCATCTTCGGGAACAACTGGCTCTGAAGAGTCTAGAGCGTCATGCTCAACAATTTCCAAGGCAGCAACCCACAAATAGCGGCGAAGGTATGTTTGTACTGCGCCAAGGTTTTGCACAGCGTGGCAACCCTTTAAAGCAGCCTCAGACATAGGACTATGGATAACAATCTTGTCCATAGGATTTTCAACGTCAACAATTGTTAATGTTGCATCAACATCAGAAAAAGACACAACGCCGATGAGGTTTAAACCGTGAAAAATCTCCTGTATAGGCGGCAAGAAGTCTTCTAGCTGCATATAGTTGTAACTGGCAAAAGTGTTGCGTCCACTCTTTTTAATCTTGATCTGCTGCAATTTAATTCTTGCCTCACTAAGCTTTCTGTAAACGCTCATAATGACTGCTCCAAGTATGCGTCAGCAAATGCTGCGGCAATCACATAAATTGCTTGATGTGCAGTAACATCTTCAATGTGGGGCGTTAGTGCCTCCTCATCATCAAAGTGTGGATAAAATTCTAAAACTTCTTCTCCACCGCCAACAAGTGCCAACATAAATTCCAAAATCAATTCTTGTCTAGTCTTCATTTTCTTCTTCCTCGTCGCTAAGACACAATAATTCTTCTAACTTGTTTAACCGCTCTTGAATATCTTGTATGCCAAACAAAACTATTTCGCGCAAATCACTTGGCAATGGTGGCATCTGATTCATGCTGTTTCCCCTGAGTTGTATTTCTTCCATTGACCGCAGAAATCTTTGACCGAACAATAGTTCGCGCAACGAGTTCTTTCCCCCGGTCTTACCTCAATAAAATGATTCTTACCAGCTAACTCTAACTTTTCATTTGCTTCTTCTTCGGTGTAGCAAACGTTCTTAGCGCGTATGCCACCTACTTTCTTAACCGCCCACATCATGGGTTTTTCCCACATCTGCTCAGGCGTACACTCTGGCAAGTCATCGTTGGTTTCTACCGCAAGCAACGCTGCCGCATGTTGTTCAATGCGATCACGAATGAACCATGTGCGCTCTTCGTAAGGCCAGAGATTGATATTGATTTCTTGCAACGGTGCAGGAGGATAGTTCTCGCGCATATCGCGGCGTGACCAGTCGCGGATAATGGCAACAATGCTAAATCCCTTGACAGGCTTTTGCTTAACGGTTTCAACAAGCCATGCGTAGATATTGAGTTGTTGTTCCCACTCAATCTTTTCATTCATCACCGCCCATGCGCTTGTGGTCTTGTAGTCAGACACGGTAATTCCATCGTCTTCTACAACCTGAAGATCAATTGCGCCAGAGATTGACCAACCATCTACCATGGCATGCAGTCGCTCCTCGACAATGTGATTACGCGCTTTGCCGTGTTCTAGCACCGCATGGATTGCCGTGCCAAAGATTGCCCATACCATGTCGGATGCGTCTTGTTCTAACTCTGCGTCATGCAAGCGTTTTAACTGGACGATGCGTGGGCTATTGAGAATCTCTGTAGCCGATAAGTTAGCCCCGCCTTTTGTGTACGTGGGTCTGCTCAGTACGTTAACAATCGTCTCTGGCAAGTTATGTTTGTTGGTAATTTTCATTTTTTCATTGCCTTTTCAATTGCTTGGTTTGCAAAAAACTCAGGAACAACTTCTTGGTCGAGTTCTACCAGCCCCTGTCTCACCGCTTCAAAAAATGATCCAAGCACTATCTCCCTAAAAGGATGCGTAATCGGCAATGTCATCAACGCCGCCAGCCTCGACAGGGCTAACAGTCCAACGTCTATTTTTTCTGATTCAGGTCGATCCTCAAACCTTGCGTTCCATTCTTTTAAAAAATTGATAGACAATTCTTTAACGTCATTGTGGTTATTGTTTTCCATTTTTAATCTCCCCAATCTGTTCTTGTAATTCTGCAATAACAACGTCGATTTCTGACTTGGCTTCTGCAATAGCAGCGTTCCAACCTTCTCGCCAGATGTGAATGGGTACGTCATCTTGGAAGCTAACTCCGGCAAACCTTTTGTGAAAGGCGTCTTCACAAGCAATAGAGAATGCTCTCATTTCATCTCCTTTGTTGTCATTTGAAGAAGCCTGCCAAGTACGGCAATATCTTTAGCTGTTTCATAGGCAGCTTTGAAGTCATGCTTTAATACAAACTTTAAGTAATCACTTTGCTTCTGACCCAGACGGATCAGGATTTCACTGTAGTCCATGTAGTTCCCCTTGTATAATCTGTTCCCAACAGATGTGTTTAATATTAACCATGTCTTGCAAGGTTGTCAACTATGCCAAAAATATATTTTATTGGGCTTGATCCGGGCAGCGCATCAGGGGCGTACGGCATTATCGACCACGATAGTAAATACGTGACTTGTGGCGAGATTCCAACAGTAAACGGCAGGGTCGATGTGCGCGTGTTGTTTAGCCGCATCAACCTGTTTGTTGAGTCCTACTATGCCGTAGAGGATGTGCATACTATGCCCAAGCAAGGGATTGCCAGTTCGGGCAAGTTTATGCGTGCTGCGGGGGCTATAGAGGCTACTGCTGCGCTCACTGGCGCTCCTATGATATTAGTCACGCCGCAACGCTGGAAGAAGCACCACGGGCTTATAGGCACAGAGAAGAAAGCCAGCCTAGAATTAGCACGAAAACTATGGTCTGATGCGCCGCTAAAACTGATTAAACATCATGGCAGAGCAGATGCTTTATTGATGGCTTTATGGCTCAAAGATCAAGTAGAATAGACTTGCCTTGTTCAGGGGCAGGTGGCAATTCTTGCGAGTTGCTGCCTTTTTTGCTATATTGCCTATGCCGATACCCCCTCATCGGCGCTGTCTCCTTGTTGTGTCCCCTAAGAAGCCCTTTTTCCATGAGATTTAGGGCTTCTTTCTTTTGTGGTTTAATTGCCGTGTTGGTGTTGTCGCAGGCTGATGCGAGATCAGGGTTACGATTTTTGATGTGTTTTGCGTAACCTTGTTTGCAGAAGTGGGGGATCAGCGCCCACCACCAACTTGCAATTTGTTTTTTAATGTTCTATAGTGTTCGTATAAATGTTGTCTTGGCAGACAGTATTTGAAGCCGTTTTAGTGTGTATCTTGATTCTTTGATAAATTTCTAGAGAGGATTTATCAAAGAGTGTCCCGAAAGGGTCTGCCAACAAGATGCACTCTAAAGCGGCTTTTTTGTTTTTCGCCCGTACACCACACGATAGTAAGAGCCTGAATGGGCTGCGTGGTAGGAAACACAGGCAGGTGTACCCCCACTGGATAGCCTAGCAGCGTTAAATGGCGACTGTATAAGATTTGTGGCTACGGTGAACTTACACAAATCGAGGAACATTAACTCCGGTAGGACTGGAATTATCTAGGAAAAGTTAAGGATAATTTGGGTCAGGCGTGGGACTGCATACGGCAACAGCATGACTGCCACTGCATCTCACCCTTGGACAGCCGTGGGCGCGAAATTTTTTGAGCCAAATTATTTTTTACTGTGCAAAATAACAGTATTGCAAACAGCACGATACATGTATAAACTTGTTAGACACAGTTGAGGGACTGTGCAACATGGGGATAGGGATGCAACACTTCAATCAACAATTTCACAAGCCGATTAGTCGGCTATTCGCGTTGGAAAAATGAAAATCACACAACTAAAAATAGAGTTACAAACTCAGTCACGCGTAGCAATAAATCAAGATGCTGTCGCTGAGTACGCAGATGCCATGATGGATGGCGAGAAGTTTCCACCAGTCACGGCGTTCTACGATGGCAAAGAATATTACTTGGCAGACGGTTATCACAGATACTTTGCGGCAAAGAAGGCAGGGCTAGAAGATATTGATTGTGATGTAAAGAACGGCACGCTTAGGGATGCCGTGTTGTTCTCGGTAGGCGTTAACTCAGCACATGGATTGCGGCGCAACAACGAAGACAAGCGCAAGGCTGTGATGACAATCCTAGACGATGTTGAATGGGCAGAGTGGAGCGACATTACTATTGCCAAAAAGTGTCAAGTCACAGGAGCGTTTGTTGGGCGTGTACGCAAGACATTAAACCTTGAATCAACGGCAAGAAAATACATCAACCAACATGGTCAAGTGGTTGCGATTGATACAACCAACCGTGGCAGACCGGTAGCAGAAACGTTGCCACCAGAAGTGATGCCGGTATACGATGAAGACGATATTGAAAACGATCATCACGTTCAAGAATTATCAGACGCCAACGTAGAATTAGCAGAAGAAAACACGCTACTCAAGGATCGTCTAGCTGTAGCCGCATTTGAAGCCACGCCAGAAGAAAAGGTACAACTATCGGAAACGATGGAACAACTCCGCGCTACCATCAAGACACAAGAAGCAGAGATTATGGCGCTCAAGTCATCGCGAGATACCCTGCAACAAAAGAATGCCGATATGCTGAAAATGTTGGCATACTGGAAAAAACAAGCAAGCCAAGCAGCATAAACAAACCGAAGTCCGGCGGTATCCGGTCAGGAGAATTGATATGGCATTAGTGTTGCGCGAGCATCAGGTAGAGGCATTAGAGCGGGTTAAGCAAGGATTTGAGGCAGGACATACTAGACAGTTGTTATACGCGCCTACGGGGGCGGGAAAGACCGAAATGGCGATTGCCATGATGGACGAATACGCCAAGGGCTATCAACGTAGCGCAATGGTCATGGATCGCATCGTACTGGTCGAGCAAACCAGTCTGCGATTAGGCAAATACAGAATTGACCATGGCGTATTGCAAGCGGGGCATTGGCGGTATAAACCATCAGAACGTATACAGATTTGCTCAATACAAACCTTGGCAAAGCGCAAGAAGATGGAGCCGCCAGAACTCCTGTTTTACGATGAATGCCATGTGAATTACCAGTCCGTCATTGAGTACATCAAAGAAAACCCAAGCATCAAAGTTGTAGGACTAAGTGCTACGCCTTTTACCAAAGGACTAGCAAACCTATACACCAACGTTGTGAGCGCAATCCCTACAGAAAAACTTATTGAAAAAGGCTTTCTGTGTCCGCTCAAAGTCTACATTGCCAAAGAGATTGACATGACTGGGGCAAAGAAGGTTGCTGGCGAATGGTCGGCGGCTGATACCACAAGCCGTGGCATGCAGATTACTGGGGACATAGTGGCAGAGTGGGTCAAGAAGACCCATGAAGTATTCGGCGCACCAAGAAAGACCGTGGTGTTCTGTTCGGGGGTCGAGCATGGCAAAGACCTAGCCAAACAGTTTGCCGCAGCGGGGTATAACTTTGTATCTATCTCATACAAAGAAGATGATGAATTCAAACGCCTAACCATTGAAGACTTCTCTAAGCCAGACACAAAGATTCATGGCTTAATTGCAACAGACATATTGACTAAAGGGTTTGACGTAAGTGATGTAATGATTGGCGTGTCTGCAAGGCCGTTCTCAAAGTCGCTTTCGTCACACATACAGCAACTCGGCAGGGTTCTTCGGGCGCACGAGGGCAAGGATTTTGCATTGTGGCTTGACCACGCTGGTAATTACATTCGGTTTAGGGAAGACTGGGATGACGTTTACTCCAACGGCGTAACCGAATTAAGACCATCAGGCGAGGTTGCAAAGAAAGAGCCAACAGACAAAGAGAAAGAAGATTCAACTTGCCCTAAGTGTCACGCGCTGTGGGTTGGTGGCGATTCTTGCATGTCTTGTGGTTACATTCGTTTCAAAATGTCTATGATTGAAACAGTGCCGGGGGAATTGGAAGAACTTCACGCTGCCAATAAAAAATTACATATTGACAATCAGTCCTTTTACTCGCAGCTTATCCACTACGCCAATCTCAAGGGTTATAAATCGGGTTGGGTGCATTACAAGTACAAAGAAAAGTTTAATGTTGCCCCTAGAGGACTATCGTTTACCCCAGAGCCTCCGTCTAGCGCGACATTGGGCTGGATTAAATCCCGTACTATTGCTTATGCTAGGTCACAGGCAAAAGCGGCATGAACTTTGAATCCTTTGCACAAGCCCACGGGTTAATTATCCAGAGCATCGTCATGAACAAGTGGGTGCGTGTGCCTACGATAGACCATCCGCATAAACTTAATGGTTCTTACAAATACGATGGCGATGTAGCTTTCTTGCAGAACTGGGCAATCCACGAGTCACCCGTTAGATGGGTTACTGACGCGCCCTACAAGCGCGATATAGCCAAAGACAGGGCAAAGTCCGTACAAGCCTCTAAAGAGCGCCTACAAGCCCATCAGAACGCCGCAAAGAAGGCTGCATTCATATTAAACAACTCGGCAAAGGCTTTTCACCCCTATCTTGCCAAGAAAGGATTCCCGCAAGAACAAGGCTGGGTCTGGAACGATTTGTTAATTATCCCCATGCGAATCAAAGGCAGCTTGGTAGGCGCACAATTGATACAGCCAGACGGTACAAAGAAGTTTCTTGCCGGACAGATCACAAAGGGCGCGTATGCCACGTTTGATAATAAAGGTATAGACATAGTGACTGAGGGCTATGCTACCGCCCTAAGCGTGCGTAGGGTTCTTAAAACCGCACATATCAGATACAGAATTCATGTAACGTTCTCGGCGGGGAATTTGCCAGACATTGCCAAGGAATTTCCCCAATGCGTAGTCGTGGCTGATAATGATGCTACTGGCATCAAGGTCGCACAAAAAACCGGAAGACCTTATTGGTTGTCCGGCGTGGAGGGCGAAGACTTTAATGATGCAGAGGTGCGTGGCGCGGGCGTGGACTTACTGAATTTGATTAGAGATTCTAGTAAAGACACTTGATGGCATATAAATAGCGTTGGGATTTTCCATCAACTCATTCATAACTGCATCGCACAATTCGATGGATTCTACTGGCTTGCCAATAGCCTCCACCGATATCCTGACATTGCCATGACCATCATCTTCCAGATAGACGATCACGGCGTTAACCACTTGAGGTCTCAATTAACTTTTGTAAATAATGTTGCGCTTTCTTCAAGTCCTCAACGCCGCCTTTGTCTTTCCATCTGCTAACGTACTTTATGATATTTCCTTCTAAGTACCCGATATTATTAGCAATTATAAAATCCCAAGGCTGTATGGCTTTGACTGCGTAGTGTTCACCGCCTACTTGTTGTTCGTTAGCCCGTGTCACAATCTCTTTTAAGTACTCACCCTGCTTTAATACGTTGCTCATATCGGGTTCCTTAACCATGCTGCTGCCTCATCAGGGCGGGGAATAAATACTTTCTTGTTGCCTTCCATGAAAGGCTCTCTTGCATCGTCCCCGTCTCCCCATGTCCATACGTGGGAAATTTTGCCATGCTTGCTTGCTTCATAAGAGCCAATGTGAACCTTGTTGTTTGAGTACAAGCTTTTAAGCGCATTGCGTACTGCTTTTATATCTTTGCCTGTCAGTATGACTAAGGCGTTAACCGTAGCTTTGCCAACTTTTTGCAACGCCTGACCCACGGTTATGTTCTTGGGTACTACGTATTGCGGTACGTCACTCATCTTTTAATTTCCCCTCTAAATATTCAATGACACCTTTAAGCTTTATTCCTTGTGCGTATGCCAACTCTAACTCACGGCTTTCACGTGATCGTGCAGTCAATTCCTCCATCCATGACAAACGTAAATCTGCATTTTCTTTTTCTAAGTTAGCTATCTTCTTTTGAGCATAGCGTAACTGTGCCGCTAGGTTTTTAGTTGCCATCGCGCTTCCTCTGCTCTGCATACACCCCTGCACGATAACCAATCTCATAGGCTCGCTGTAGGGTCATGCTGCCTAGATCAATGCTGCCCATGTCCATCACAAAGTTAAAAGCTTTTTGCTGTGCCTCGCGGCGCACGTTATCTTCTACCCGCCAGTTTTGCTTGCGCTCAATCTCTGCAAATGCTTCGTCTTCTTCATTCATTGCTAAACTCCATGTGGTTGTGCTTCGGAAGAATAATCTATACGCTGTCTATAAGACACATCATG